CCTCCTTACTTGTTGTTGATAGCGGCGTCCAGCTCGCACAGCGAGTCCTCGATAGCTGCCAGTCTCTCATCAGCGGCCATATCCTGCTCACACAGGGCGTCTTCCATCTCTGCGGCGGTCTTCGCCGCCTGCGCTGCCAGAGGGCCGGTCTTGTCGGTCATTCGGTAGTGGTGGTCGATTTCGTACCAGTCATAGCAACGCCCCTCCGCGTCTTCCGCGCTGCGCAGCTTGCGGACAACGCGGAAGCTGTCGGTGATGGTCTGGTCGGGATACTCCCGCTCAAGCTGGTGGTAGCCGGTCAGACCGGTGTGAGTGCCGCCGATGGTCTTGAGGACTTCTGCGCCGCCCTTTGTGCCAAAAACATAGTCCACGTCAGGTTCTCCTTTCTCCGATGCTCTCGGACGACGTGCTTCAGGTCGCGGACGACCCGCTCTCCCCGAAACAGCCATTGATAGAGATGATAGTTGTTGCAATGCCGGAGCTGCCCGAGGCGCGAGAGCAGGCTTGCTGCCGCTCTGGGCGTGATGGGCTTCCCCTGCCGCTTGCGCTTGCGATACCGCGCCAGCGCCCGCTTGATGTGCAGCAGATTCCGCTTGCGGGGGATGGTGTACCCTCTCCCGTACCGGTAGCCCACAGCGTCCGGCAGACGCCCTTTCGCCCGCGCAAAGCCGCGCCGGGGCGGGTCAAGGGGCGTCTTTGGCTGTCTCTTTGCCACCGGGAACACCTGCCAGTCCCCCTTGAGCCGCAGGTCGTGGGCGTCAAGCCAGCCTTCGACCAGCAGACGGAGCTTTTTCAGCTTGCGCCTGTTCGGCCCGAAAGTGGTCAGGTTGTCCATATACCGGGCGTAATGCTTGCACAAGCCGCTCTCCCGGATGAGCTGGTCGAGGGGCTGCAAGACCGCGTTGGCAAACCACTGGGAGGTGTACGTCCCCAGCTTTACGCCGTCCCGGATGATGCGCTGGATGAGGTCGAGGACGCGGCGGTCCTTGTAGAGCTGCCGCATCCGGTCCATGACGACTTCCGGAGTCAGGCTGTCGTAAAAGTGGCGGATGTCTCCGCAAAACTCGTACTTTGTCCCCTTGCGGTCGTACTTCATCCAGCGCTGGATGGCGTTCTTTTCCCGGTGCGGCCCGCGCTCCCGGATGGAGCCGCAGCAGTAAAAATCCATTCCCTGCATCATCCTGGGCTGTAACACCTGGATGAGGGCGTGGTGGACATACTGGTCGGGCCACTGGGCCGGTTCGCTGATGGTGCGCCATTTCCGGGCGTTTGCGTCCCACCGCTGGCTGACATGAGGCTTTTTCGGCTCAAAGCCGCCGACGAGTATTCGCCGCAGGTCTTCCACCCGCTGAGCCTTGGTCTCTTCCACCCACGCTGTACAGGTGTTGGGCTTGTGGCCTCGATTCCAGTGGTGGGTGCGGTTCACTTCGTCGATGGCAAGCAGCAAATTATCATCTGAGATTAGCGTATCAAAGAGCTTTCCAGCTCTCTTCATTGGGATACCCTCCTTTTAGCTGTACGGACGTTCCAGCGCCCCTTGCGGGGTGTACTAGCCCGCTCCCAAAATGCCTATCTTCACCATGGGGTGTGCGGCTGCCTGTGCCAAAATATATGAGGTTGGAAATATCAAAAAGGAAGCGGCAGCCGATGTTCCCGTTATAGTTCGACGCGGCGTTGTAGTTGACGTAGAACAAACCATAGTTGGAGTTGTGGCTATAGTTACCACCGACGTAGAGGCACGGGTTCGACGAGTCGAAGTTCCAGTTATCGCACGAGGCCTGAGAACAAAAAACACCGGCAATGCACAGACAGTCCCAAAAAAGTTCAGCGCCTTACGGCGCAATCATCTGAGTGGGCTGCGGCCCCCTCAGACTCCCCCGTTGGGGAGTTCTTGGAGACGGCAGCCGATGTACCCGTAATAGTCCGACGCGGCGCTGTAGTAGACGTAGAACAAACCATAGCTGGAGCCGTGGCCATAGCTACCACCGACGCAGAGGCACGGGTCCGACGAGCCGAAGTACCAGTAATCGCACGAGTAAGTGCTGTCGCTGCCGCTTGCAGCCGTAGGGATAAAGAGCGGATACCCGCCGGTCGTCTTGACGGTAAAAGCGGACGGCCAGCCACTGGACGGAACGCCCACCGCCGTGCCATTGCTGCTGTCGCTGAAGTTTGCGGGGTTGAGGATAATGTTGAGGCCGCTCGAGTTGTAGTAGCAGCCATCGCACCAGTCCCACACGTTATCCCACAGGCCCTCGATATTGCGGTACTGCGTGCCGCCGTAGGTGGTCCGGCTGCTCTGATTGGTGCCGGTGTGGTAGGGCATCGAGTCGGTATAGCCCATCGCGAAGGTGTTGCTGCTCGGACTGCATCCATAGCCGATTTTTGCCTGACTGTTCCAGTCGGCGAACTCGACGATGTACAGCAGCCAGAGCGTAAACCTCATAGCAAAATCACTCTGCCAGATGGTCGAGCCGAGATTGTGGATGCCGGAGCGGGCCGAAGAGCGGGTCATGTTCGCCCTGGGGCTGCCGGTGCCGCTCTTATAGGTGCCGTTGCAGTGGTATCTGCCGATATACACCACATCCCGCTCGCCGTGGCCGTCACCTCTGTCCATGTGGGCGGGGCTGACGCTGTAGCCCTCCACCGCGCGGTCGGCGATCTGGATGGTCATGCCAGCGCCATTTTGCTCCAGCTTGTACCAAAACTTTGGGATAGCCACCATCGTGCCGCCGGTGCGCTCACTAACGGTCATGCCCGCCCAGGGCTGCAAGTTGTCAAAAGGGCTGCCATAGCTGCTTGCGCCCGCGACATACGGCACGGGGTCGGTAAACTCCGCTGCCTCGTCGGTGCGGCTCCACTTGGTGGTGCTGGTGCCGTCCCAGCTTGCGCCGTAGATGTGGACGTATGCAAGCTCAAGGGGATAGTCCCTGTACTCGCTCACCTCCACGCTGCCCTCGGTGGTCTCGTCACCCAACGTGGCCGTTACGGTCCATGTGCCAGCGATGGGCAGATACAGCTTGATGCTTCCGCTCTCCGGCACGGTGCCGGTCACGGTCTTGTCTCCGCACTGGGCGGTGACGGTGCTGCCAGCCTTGACTGTCACGGTCAGGGTGTAGTAGGTCAGGGTCAGAGTCTTGGTGCGGCAATACTCAGCCTGCACCGTCTCCGTGGCCGCGCCGGTGCCGAGCGTGGCGGTAACGGTCCACTCTCCGTCGTGGGGCAGGGCCGTAGAAAAGCTGCCGTCCGCAGCCACTCCGCTCACGTCTTTCTCGCCGTCCGAGAGGACGACGGAACTGCCCGCCTCGGTATGCACCACCACCCGGGGCAGCACGATGCCGCCCACCGCCGCAGCGTCCGCCGCCGCGCCGGAGAGGGTGAGGGTCTTGTCGGTCTCGATTTTGATGGCGTTGATACGGTCGCCGGTGGCTTTGGCGTCTGCGGGTGCGCCCGAGATGGTGAGGGTGGGGTCGGTGCTTACGATAGCCGCTGCATTGTCCGCATACTGCTTCGCCGCAGCTTCACTCTTCGCCGCAGCGTCTTTACTTTTTTTCGAAGAGGTTGCGGCTAATTCAGCAGCGTCTTTTGCGGTTGACGCAACGGTTGCGGCGGCTTCTGCCTTTTCCTTTGCAATGTCAGCCCCTGCAACATCACTCAGAGTGTTGAGGGTGTCGGCGTTCATTGGAGTGCCATCGACAACAGGTTCATCATTACGAATTAAAGTGACGATTTCTGATGTGCCGTCAGATTTCATCATAGTCCAACGCCCGGGATATTTTGCTTTTCGGTCAACAAAATGCATAATAGGGTTCACCTCCGCATATTGTATCTGAACAATAAAGTAAATGGTCCTTTGCCATCGCTTCAATGTCAGACAAAACTTTTTCTACTTGATTGATAACCGCAAAATGATAACTCAGCGCCTCGGGAGTTCCCGGGGTAGAACTTTTGCCGCTGCATTTGGAACGAATGGCTTTCACGTTATCAATCCACCGAGTGGCATCCGCAATGGTCAGATAATCATTGATTGTCCAACCAGCTTCCACAGGTACGGTTAAACCGATTGTTCCTGAAAAAATAAGCTTGCTGTCGTCGCCGTAATAAGCGCTTCCATTTGTAATGTTGACGTAGTCGTTTGCGACGACCCATGAGGGTTCGACAGAGGGCGGGTAGAAGTTGTTGGAGGCGGCGAAATAGAGCTGGTATTCGACACCCTTTTCCAGCGGGAAATCGCCCATGTCCAACACCACGTCGTTGTAGCCGCGGATAATGTCGATGAACTTGTCCACTAGGGAGGTCGTGGAGCCGTACTTGCGCAGGACGGTGCGCATCGTACCCGGCACATAGCCCTTGACGCGGAACTCCAGCGAGCGGAGCCGCAGGCCCGCTTTCTTGGCAGTCAGCGGCATGAAGAACTCGTACTTGGCGGGATAAGTGTCCCATGCAGGAATGTCGCCGCTTTCATTTTTCGCAGTAACAACTTGAATGTTTTGCTGTACAATCCTTGCAGAATAAGATGCGCCAACGATTTCAGCAAGTTCTTTGATTCCATTTTCAATGCGGTCGTAATCGGTGTAGCTGAGCGCACCTTTCATACCAGAAGCCCATTCTTGCTGCTCCTTTTCTGTCCATGTGCCGGTTCTGGCTTTGGCTGTTAGCTCTTTTACACGGTCAATATCTGCCTGTGTGCGGTCTGTAATCCACGTTGCCATGTAATCACCTTTCAAAAAACTAATTTGCCATTGACATCAATTTGTGTAGTTTCGGACAGGGTAAACGAAGGATGCGCGCAATAATAGAGCAAATTAGGCCCAATGGCAGCCGTATGACCCCACAATATTGGGAATCCAGAACTTCCGTCGATGGCAGTGTATTCAAGAGTTGTAACCATCCTACTCAGAAAATCTTTACGGTCGCTGGGATGGTAGCCAGAGGCATACTCGGCACTATAAAGGAAAGGAGTTCGAGTGAACACACGGCAGCTACCATCAGTGATAGCTGCATTATCGGCAGCAAGCATGGATTCCAATATGCCCTTGGCCTGCGGGAACGAAGTTCCTTCATTGTATTTATAGTCAGGAGAGTTCTTTGTCCAGCCAAAAACGTCATTGCCTTCGCAATCGCCTCCAAATTCATGCGCAGAAGGCAAAAATACAGCTTTAGACATAGTGCTCACCTTGCTACTTCCAACAGAGAAATCCATAGCAGTAAAGCCGGGAGTGTAATAAAATGTAGTGCTGCCAATTGCTTCTTTTTGTGCCGAAGAGAAGGTATTGAGATACTCGCCATTAAGCCATGTATTTATATCGCTCTGTGCATAAGCAGACCAACTGGAGTCCCAATTCATAAGGGTTGGATAACGCTTACGAATTAAAAGCGTACGTCCTACCCCGTTCAGCTCGCTCTCATAGCCATGCTTGGCAACAATGAACTCGGCCACGTTACCGCCTTCATCCATAAGGACGGTGCCGCCCTCTGCAACATCAAACAGATTGTACGCTGCCGTAGCAAAGGAGCATTCCGCGGAGACGCCACCTGCCGAGGCTGTGACAACAGCCTTACCCGGGGAGTTCCACTTGACTTGACAGGTGGATTTTCCTTCTGCGTTTGTCAGAACGTGGATAGAGACGATTCCCTCAGGAGAAGCCGACCAGTTGATTTTCGGAGAATCAATAGAAGCAGGGGAGAGGGTGGCAGACAAAATAACGGAGTCGCCCCAGCCAAGCTGTTCACTGGTATGGTCAAGAGACATGGCCTGAGCATCTGCCATCATGTACCCTTCGACAGTGCCTTTGAAACACCCATTGAAGGTGTACTTTACATTGGTTGTCAGCAAGACAGCGTCGTAATTGAACTGATGGTGAATCTTTACAATATCAAGAGCATCAATAGTAGGGCTTGCCCGATAGGTAAGAGAAGCCTTGCGACGGTTAGAAAGGACTCCATAAGACTCCGTAAGGGCGTTCCTGGATTTTGCAAGGATGTCCTTTGTGAGCATAACATTGCTCAGAGTCTGGCTCACGCCTTTGCCCGAAGGATTTTCAGGATAAGCGTAGGTGGCATTTCCTACGGTGGTCACTACGTTAAGCATATTCTGGGCAAAGGTGATTTCCGGCCAAGAATAATTGTTCAGTACTGGAATGTCCAACACGGGGTTGGAGGCATCGGAGCCGTAGACTCGGTTGATTTTTATCACGCCATCACGGGTCTGGTACAGAGCCATTCCAGCCGCATTGGCCGCAAGCTGCAAAATATCAGAATTGTGATAAGTAGACTCATCGCTTGTAATGTCGGTGGAGTAATTTTTCAGTTCATCCGAAATATCAAAGGTAATTTCATCCGCTTCCAACAGCTCCAAAGCATCGTAGCACATCTCATAGAGCGTGCCGTATTTTCTTCCGGTGTACTTCGTGCTGGATAGATACAGGAAAGCGTCTCGCGCCTGAAAGGATGCCTCAATGCTGTTGGCAGGGACGCTCCACTCTGACAGGAAGAACATTCCTCCGCTCACCCATTCGGTCTTCCCGTCAACATCCATTCCATAACGAACAGTGACAGGCTGGCGCTCATAGATGTACTTGTAAATTCCTTGAGGGTTTACGGAGTCCCATGTGCGGTCGCTGTTGTCGAGGCTAAAGGAAATCGACTCCTGAGAAAGCTGCCCGGAGATAGGGTCTCTGGCAGAAGAATGGCTGTAAGACAAGATTTTGGTCTTGTCAAATACCAGATACCTTCCGATTTTCACTTGCTCGATCCTTACTCTTCGGTCGGGGAGACACCACTTTAGAACTTCAATCTCTACGGCATCAAACCCGGAAAGCTCAGCCTCAACATCAGAACTGACGGATTTGTTTCCGTTCACGGTCACAGTTTTTAGCTTGCTAGTTCCAAGGTATGCGCTGACCGAAAAATCCGTGGCGTACTCCCCGAATACTGTAGACCAGCAAATCGAAACGCCAGGAACGGAGGACTTGTTTTCACTTGGAAGTTCAAGCCGGATAACAGGATGGTTTGAATCGTCAAAAATCTCGGCACTCAAAAAACCAGTAGTTCCATACGGAGGAGAAGAAGGGACGATGCTACAGCTTCCATCAAGAACAGTAAGATTGGGCTCTCCTGTAGAATACCTCGAAATGGAAGCGTTATCAGAAAGTGCAATATTATGAAAGGTGGAGAACGGGGCTGCCGATGACGTGACGATGGTAGCTTTTTTATTGATGCCTGGCTCAGTGATTCCGCAGGTAATCTCCACAAAAGATTCCGGGACGAGGGTTTCATTAAATTTCTCTTTCCACTTATCGGAGACTTCAACCATGTATCATACCTCCACAAGAGAAAGTTTGCACCCTATCCACCCCATCACACCACCGGTTTTCGGCCCTCTACGCCACATGCCGCCGGTGCGGTCGGAGACATACATCTGACGGGTGGTATAACCGGCTGTGGCTTGATTGTAAAACTTAACGGTGCAGTAAAAATTTGTAGTGAAAAGGCTCAAGATGTCGGCCCACTGCCGCGCAGTGAGGTAGTTCCATGACATGGAGACTTTTGCTACATCATGCCGCACGACAGCGCCAACAACTTTACCCTGAACATTTCGTCCAGAGTCCACGATCGTGCTAGTCGTTCCCTCATAAGAGGATGGTTCCGGCAGCTCTACGCCATTCACCGTAACCAGTGCAGGAATATTGGCCATCTGAACCATCCTTTCTTAATAGGAATAAACTTCGGTACCCATAATAGACACGCCACGTTCTTTCTGCGTTTTTTCAACGGAAGCAGTGAGCTGCTTGCCATCAAGGTAAACTTTCACGTCCCTGCCATCAGAAATTTCCTCTCCGTAACGCTGCCATATATCGAGGAATGCATTGTAGCAGCCGTTGTACACAGCATCTCTCATCTCTTCGGAGTTTCCTCCGGCCGCAGAATAAGTTCCGCTGTAAGAAGAGCTAGACGTCGAGGAATTATAACTGGAGCTTCCGACGTACTGAGATGTATCGCTGTAACTGCCGGTAGACCGGCTGCCGCCAAGTTTCGACACGATGCCAGCAATCGCAACTCCAAGGGTTGCGGCGGCGGCAAGGGCCACGATGCCAGCTGGAATGCCAAAAATCGTAGCACTGAGGGCAGCACCCACAGCAGAAAGCATTCCTGCCACTGCGGTTCCGATGGTGCTTACCAGACTTGCAAACCCGGCAAAAATCGTCGGGAAAGAGCTGAGTAAACCACCAGAGAGCGCCGCACTGATGGCTTTAGCTGCCGTTGCGAGAGGAGACTTCACGTTTCCGAAAGCCTGCGTAATGCCGGAAAGCATCGTCTGAGTTTCAGTGGAAACCTTTCCAAAGTTTTGGGTCAGATTGTTCACCAGATTTTTCCCAATGGTAGCAGCGGTGTTTAGCAGAGAAGAAGCTTGGCTTTTCAATTCTTTGCTTAGTCTGCTTACAAGGTCGCTTGCAACGGACTTGGCGCGTTTACGCTGCTCATCGCCCATAGCGCCCCAAATGCCAGCGGCAATGGTAGTGCCGACCGTTTTCCAATCGCCACTCTGCGCAGCCTGAATGAAAGTTTGCACCGTACCGAAGAAGTTGGTCTTGAGGTTGTTATCGAGTTCTGCCCACTTAGAGTCTAGCCCGGAAATGATGCCGTTGACGTAGCTTGTGCCGCAGTCAATGCCATAGTTCGCCATCTCTTCGCCCTTGAGCTTGGTGGCGTCTACGAGTTTATTCATAGCATCGTTGACATAACCGAGAGAACCAGTGATACCGTTTGCAAGGCCCTGGTCGATGTAACCGCCAATCTCCGCAAATACAGTAGAAGGGGAGTGGATGCCGAGAACGTTCTTAACCTTGTCGATAACTGCGTTTCCAACATTTGCGACAGCATTTTTAGCTGTTTCAATCATATTGTTCACGCCATCAATAAGGCCCTGAATCAGGTTCTTGCCAATATCAAAAAGGCTAAAATTGTCAAATGTGCTCTTGATTGCAGAAAGAATTTTCTTCGCAGTTTCAGTTACGCTAGAGATAGCATCAGTAATACCTTTCTTCAATCCGGCGATAATGTATCCGCCCTGTTCGGCCATTACGGTGGATGGGGAATTGATTCCAAAGGCAGACTTAAAACCATTGATAAATGGATTGAACACATTTTCAACAATCCAAGAAGCAACATTCGTGATTGCGTCTTGAATGCCATGATAAATACCGTAGACGATATTTAGCCCAACATTATCAAACGGCCCCTCTGCCACTTTCTTTTCAAAGTAATCGGCAATTCGAGAAACCAGACCGCCCATGAAGTCGAGTGCTTCAATGAACGCTTCGCCAAAGAAACGACCGATGGCTTGAGCTAGACCAGCCCAATCTACAGAAGTAACGGCTCTAATAGCAAAGTCAACGAGGTCTTGACCGAGTTGGTAAGAGTCTGTGCCAGCCAAGAAATCAGAAACAGCGTTAATGCTATCAGTAATAAAGTTGAAAAAAACTCTTGCAAGCTTTTCAATCTCAACATTTTGAAGAGCATCGGAAAGCTTATCAGTTAATTGCTTCCCAACACCAGTCCAATCTACTGTTGCTATCCAATCTGAAAGTTCGTGAAAAAATCCAGAAAAGCCATCAATAAAGGCGTTAAGCACAGATGTCCAGTCAAGCTGAGACAGGAAACCACCAAGAAGGTCAAACTCGATGATGAATCTGTCCGCAAGTAATCGGCCAAACAAATCCCAGTCTACAGAATCCACGAGCCCGTTAACGCCATCTGCAAAAAACGCTCCAAGCGAGGCCCAATCAATAGAATGGATGGCATTATAAATCATGCCCATAAGTTTATTTAGCTGTTCGCCGATTTGGGTTCCGATTTGGAAAGAATCGAGAGATTTTAATTTTGCCTTAATCTCGTCAACAGCGCTTCCAGCATAATCTTTGAACATATCATACTGGGAGAGGTCAACGTCGCCGAGCAGATTGCCAGCAGCACCGCCACTGCCAGAGCCAGAAGAGCCGGAATTTTGCGAAGGGTCGATAATGTTTAATTCATCAAAGCCCATCGTATAATCTTTGGCCGCTTTCGCCGCCGCTTTCGTAGCATCAGCAGTGTCATCCATAGCGCTGGTTACACCGCCAATATCTTTCTGTGTCTTGCTAAAATCGGTAAATTCAATTTTCTGCCCGAACACAGATGCAAGAGAGACCACAAATTCTTTGATAAGGTCAACTGCTGCAATCAGAACGGGGAGAATCGCCTTAAATGCGGGATAAAGAAGCTGGCCTACAGCCTTTGCAAGCTGCGAAATTTCAGACTTCAAAATGCGTACCATATTGGCGGGGCTACTAATGGTCTGCGCGAGGTTGCCTTGAATGTTGGTAGTCTGCTTCATAATGGCGATGTAGCGAAGAACTGCCTTATCTGCCTGAGACAGACTAGAAACCTGTTTATTAAAGCCCAAAGCAAGAAGTTCCTGCTGCAACCGCGCCTGAGACAAGTCAACGCCCAAGCGGCGAATAGGCTCAAGTTCTCCAGAGATAGCAGAAGCAATTGCGGTAAAGGTAGTAGCGGTATCTTTATTCCAATAGGACGATTCGTCATAGGCAAGTTGGGTCAGGTTCTTGGATAAGATATACGCTTTATCGCTTGCCAGGCCGAACGAAGTTGCAAGGCTTTGGATCGTAGCAATGTTTGTCATTGCTTCTGTCGGGTCGATGCCAAGCAGAGACTCCATCTTATTGATAAGCTCTGTTGCTTGACCGCTTAACTCGCCCATTGCGTTGTTGAACAAGTCTGTTGCTTCATAAAAGTCATTGAACTTAGTAACGGCATTGGCAAGATAAGTGGCAATAGCTTTCAGAGAAACTAGCTGTGCTGCACGTTTCTTGATGGTTTCTAACTGGCTTGCCAAGCTTGAAAGGCTAGTACTTGCTTTCTGGTTTGCCGAAGAAAAGCGGGTTGTAGAATTGACAGCACTTTTAATTTTAGATGGAAGTGAAGAAAAAGAGCGCCCTACCTTGTCCAGCTTGGAAGCGAGTGGAGAAATGGCGGATGCCACTTTCTTACAAACTTCCGCAAAATCATCAAGCGTTTTAGAGTCCAGCTTCTTTGTAATGCTTGGAATTTTAGCAATGGAATTGATTGCACTGCTTACGCCACGCAAACTCTTAATGGAAGAATCGCTAATAGAAGAAATAGGGGAAAGGCCGTTCTTCAAGCTGTTCATCTTGCTGCCAAGTCCTGAAAAATCCATGTTTCCAAGATTGACGGACGAAATTTTGTTCAAAGCATTAGCAACAGAGCGGATGCCTTTTGCGCTTTTAGTAAGGTCTACATTAGCAAGACCGTTCATAAAAGACGTGATTTTGCTAAGACCGTCCAGTCCAGTAGATGAAGATTTAAGAGCGGAAATAGAAGCAGATAACTTATCAAGACTACTGCAAACCTTTGCCACGTTTCCTTTTGTCCGCAAATTAGAAATGGCGGCAGCGAGCTTGTCGATATTAAGCTCTGCGCCCTGCGATTCCGCAGAAATCTCTACGGATAAGCTCGTAATATCAACATCAGCCATCGCTACCACCATCACTTTCCATCATAGAGAACATCATTCTCTTGATTCGCTCCTGCGCCTCAACTGCGCGTTGGTATTCATACTCGTCTTTCTCCTTTTGGGTAAGGGGAATCGGCCTATCCATGTACTTGATGGGGCTAGACCCTTTCTTTCGGAACATATTGCCAACTGTAGAGGAAAGCGCAGATGCCATGTAGAAGCCGTTTCTCCACGCTTCAGCATTGGCTCTGCGTTCCCGCAGCTCCTCTGCGTCACGGTAAACTTTCGCCAGCCAGACATCGCCGTACCAGAACTGGTCGTAGGTCATGCCGATGGAGATGTAATAGGCTTCTACATCGTGGAACAGCTTAGAGAAAGAGAATGGCTCTCCCTCTCCGTCTGTTTCCTGAGATTGTGCGGTTACACAATCTCCCACGTTGCGTTTTTTGCGGTCTTGTCCTCAGTGTCAGTTGCCAGCAGAGACTTAGAAGCGTCCATGAACATCTCAAGCAGAACGCCCATCAGGTCTTCCTTATCCTCGATGTGCTGGAACATTTCGTCCACGACCTTGCGCTTAATGCCCTTGTTCCGTGCGATGAAAGCGCCGTAGAACAGGGCACGAGAGTTAGACAGCAGATTGGTCATCTGGGTGTACTGGCCAATCTGAAAACCTGCACGCTCGGTGGCTTCCACGCTGTCACGGGTGAATGTCAGCTCGTAAGTGTTCTTGCCATCGGGGGAATGAAAGTTGATAACCTTAGCAGCCATAATAAATGCTCTCCTTTATAAATAGGGGCAGAACCAAATCTGTTGTTCAGTTCTGCCCGGTTTGATTGATTCGATTTTTGCGGTTTAGCCGCCAGTGACGGTCAGGGTCTCGCTGAACTCAGGCTTCTTAGTGAAGATGCAGTTGATGGTCATTTCCACAACCTCGTCTACGCCAAAGCCGGACAAGCCAACCTGATGCATACCCTGCCAAGTGAAGCCGGAGCCGTCCTGCATCTTCAGGGCGTAGTACTTCACAGCGTTGCTCTCGGAAGTCTCATCATAGCCAGCTGCTTTGACCTTCGTATAGTCAGCCTTGTTGTAGTTGGCGGTGAAAGACTTGGTGTCGCTCTGGATAATGCCAAAGATGTTGACCTGCATGGGGTCAGACAAGGTAGTGGCATCCAGAAGGTTAGGCTCGGAGATCAGGTCAGGCACATCCTTGATGTCGCACAGCTTCGTCAGAGCGGTTGCGCTGTCGCCACAATACAGGGTGGTATTCAGACCGGAGATAGCAGTACTCATAGAATGTTTACCTCCTTAGTTTCGGTAAATCATTCCGTCCTCTCCGATTGTTGCCCCGTAGCTGCAATCAATCCGATAGACGGAATTGTTGTACAGCCCATTCAACGGGGCAAACGATTTGCGATAAAATTTAAGCGGTTCAAGAACAGAATCCACGATGCCAACGATGGAACGTGCTTCTGCAATGCGTCCGGTGTTCTTGTTAGAGTAGATCCGCACGCGCAGGGAAACGGCAGCGTACTTGCTGTGACCAGCAGAATCAATGTGCACAGGAAGATTGCTGTTTTCCTCTATCTGCACACACGGAAACTTCTTGACGTTGCTGTCGTTGATTTCACCAGTAACGAAAATGCCGGGAACTTGCTTTCGCAGCTCCTTAGCAACGGCCGTGAAGATAGAATTGAAATAATCAATCAACTATTCCAAACCTCCCTCCACGTTGCTTCGACCTGAGAAGCCATTTCCTCAACAGCCCCCCACATAGCCATAGCTGGCTCGTTGCCGTCGGTGTAATTCAACTGACCTTTGCCGTCCACTTCCTTAACAGGAGTGCCAGCATTGCCAGATTCACCGTAGTAGTACCAGCGCTTGTGCTGTCCGTTGCCTTTTCCGTATGTTCCGTGTTCACCAACGCCGTCAGGAAGTTCACCGCCATAAGCAGAGTGCATAACGCCAGTGCCAAACTCGATGAACGCAACTGCCTTTCCGTGCGCTACGATTGCAAAGCCATTTGGCGTTTGTACCGGGTCGTGCTCAACTGTTACGTCATTGTCGCCAGCATACTGTGCGTTAGCAAACCGTACAGTCGCAACGTCAATGCCTTTTTGCGCTAGCGCCTTTGCAAATTCCTGCGCCTTTTTGTTCAGGGTGGTCTTGTACTCCTGTATCTGACGTTCCGCATCACGAAGTCTGGCATCGCTCAACCTCACTTTAATTTTCACTTGCAGCCACCTCTTTCAGCGCATACAGCGTATCCGTGATATGCTCTGCGACCTTGACCACAGTGTAATTGAATGGCTTTGAAACGTCTGTCTGAAACCAGACGTGCGTACCTTCATAAAGCGGTGTGTTGCGCTTTTTGCTGGACGAACTAACAACGTAGCTGTAATCCGTGAACGCTCCAAAAGGGGTTGCTTCCGCAGAACCAGTAGGAGGACTGACATTCAGCATCAGCTTTGCGGGTTCGCTCCACGATTCGTATGCGGATTCGCCAGTCTCGTTTCCCCACTCGTCCACAACAGGCGTTTTTTCGCCAACAGGGTTCGAATACCACAGCGGGCGTTTATCCAGCGGGCTTCCATTGAACATCAGCCGATAACACCTACTCTCGGAACCACTTCATTTAGCAGGGATTGTGCCACATCGGAGCTTTCCCACACACGAGTAATGCCGTTGTTGGTGTAGCTCGTCTGTCCGTTTGCGCCGATGTGGTTATACAGTTCCGCTGCAATGCGTATCTGCAACGACTGATACTGCAAGGGCAGCTCGTCCGGTCTGTTGCCGAAGGGGTAGCCCTGTGCAAATATCTTGTCTTTGGCGAAATCAAGCAGCAGGTCGAAGAGTGGGTAGTCCTCGTCCGTGATTTCACGGTCAAGCGCAGGGGAGATGTACTGCCCCAGTTTGACTGCCACTTCGGAATACTGATCTCCCATGCTGCTTTCCTCCTTTCGCCTTAGTAAGCCTTGATGCAGTACACAGCGTCCATGCGCTCAAAGGACGGCAGGACGATTTCAGAAGCATAGACGTTGGCGTTGACCGGATGAATGGTCAGCTCAGTAGTAATGGCAACGCCAGTGTTCACGATGGACACGGATGCGCCGGACTGACCAGACAGCAGGTCTGCTTCCTCAGGGGTAGTGCCGTACCAAGTGCTGCCCAGAGCGCCAGAAGGAGCAACCACCACCATGCCATCGGGCAGATACTTCTCACTTGCGCTGTACTGGTCTGCCTTGAACATCTTGTCATACAGATGAATGGTCAGCCCAGTTGCGGACTCGATAATCTGCCGCGCTTCGGCATCCAGCAGAACGGCGTTTGCCTTTGCGGTGACCGTCATGAACCGATTCTTCACCTCGTCCGCAGCGATCATGTTGCGGAAGGTGGCAGTGTTCATGTACACCTCAGTCACGACCTCGCCAACGCTTGCCAGAACAGCGTCCTTTGCGGCGTTCAGGTCAGCAATGGGGGTGGCGGTGGCGACGTTCCACTTAGACTTTACGGCAGAAACTTCCTTGTAGTTGGTGGACTTCCAAGTGCCGTCCGGGTCGTAGTTGTAGGTGTAGTTCACGCCGTTTGCCTTGATGGTGATGCCGGGAACGCCATTGGTGGGAGCCAGCAGCTGCCAGATCATGCGCTCAGGAACGATACGTGCGCCAGTGATAAGCTGTGCGGTGTCATCGTACAGACGGTTCATCACATCACGGGCATAGGGGTCGTTGCTGTCCAGAACACGCAGGATTTCCTGACGGTCTTTCTCGCCCAGATGGTAGCCCTCGCGGAAGAACGGCATCTCGGTCTCATCGAACTTAAAACCCTCACGGGTGCGGAACGTAGCCTTTGCGTCAAATGCGCTAGGCATCAGGGACACGCCAACGCCCTTGTGACCACGCAGCCACTTCAGGTCGAGACCGGCCTTCTTCTTTGCAGGGAACAGTGCGTCAGATGCAAAGGGCATCGCATTGGTGGGGTCGTTCGTCCAATAGGCGGCAATCGCAGCCGGGGCAAAGACTTCCTTAAGATTCAGTGCCATGTTGTTTTACCTCCTATTAAGCGTTCACGCTGATGTTGTCACGGCAGAAGATGCCAGGAATGGCAGTCTTGAGCGCAGTAACCGCATCAGAATCATAGGTGAAGCCAGAGCTTGCGGCAGCCTTTTTGGTGTCGATAACGCCACGAATCAGCAGGGAAGCATTGGGGTTCTCTGCCGGGTCAACGTCATACAACAGAATGCCGTCTGCGGTGGCAGAAGTTGCCTTCTTGCCAGCCAGCGTCATGGGATAGCCAGCCTTAACCGCAGCAGCTTCGGTCACGGTAAAGGGGATGGCGGTGTAGTCATTGGAAGCAAGGATGGTATCGTTGATTCCGTTGACCGTGTTTCGGGTAAACTTCATGTTTTCCTCCTTGTTAATGGAAAGCACTCATTGCGTCACTCGATGCCTTAGAAGCATTTGCGTTCTGCTGTGCAAGGCTCTTAGCAAACGCCACGCCCTCACTGTCAGAACCGCCCTTGCCATCCGCACCCGGAGGTGTGGGCATATCCTTCAGCAGAGAAGCCTTGTAAGCGGTGTCGTGGGCGGTCATAAATTCCGACTGGAACTTAAACACCTTGTCCATGTCACCGTCAGCCAGTGCAGACGCAGCCTTGTTGGCAAGTTCAGCGTCATAACCCTGTGAAACGAACTTCTCACGGTAAGATGCAAGGGTCTTTTCCTTGACGAGGTTTTCCTTGTCGGCAGTCAAGGCTTCAATCTGCTTCTGCATCTCTGCCAGCTTGTCAGCCTGTTCCTGTGCAGCATTCTCGTCATCGGTGCGCTTTGCCTTGAGCTGCTTCTTGTACTCAGCAGCTTCGCCATTGGCTTTTGTCACGGCGTTGCGCAGCTTCTCGACCTCTGCGCTAGGGTCTGCAACTTTTTCAAGCGCAGAAATGATTTCATCGGCGGTCATGCCCTCTTTGTAGGCATCACCAAGTAACGCTTTGTAGTTCATATCGTTAATTTCCTCCTGCGTTTTTTTACCGTTGCTTCCCTGCAACGCTGCGAAATTTGTATCCCGGCTTCCCTGCCGTATTTATAGCAAAGGATTATTCACCCTCTGTTTCTTTATTGGTATCGGTAGACTGTTTGTCTGCCATGTTCTCGGCATTTGTGTCGGCAACATCCTGTTTAGGCTGTTCCTGTGGCTTCGGTGCTTTCCCATCCTTACCCAGCTTGCCAGCGGCAATCAGGAAAGGCTTGCTCATTTCGTAAGCAGCCTGCGGGTCAGGGAACAGACCGGGCGTAGTGAACGCCAACTGCGGGTCAATTGGCTGCTGAATCATCTGCGCAAAAATCTGAACCTTGCTCTGCTGGTTGTCATACTGGCGGCGGGGCAGCTTGATGTTGATGTCACTTGCCATCAGCTTAGAACCAGCCGTATCACGCAAGATTTTCAGCATTACAGACAGGCTCTGACGCTCAGCATACTTGAACATATTCTCGTACTGCTGCGCCCTTGCTTCGGTGTGATTCCAGCCATTACGGACAATGACTGCGCCCACGTTGTCAGATGTCGCGTTCTCGCTTCCAGTGGCACTAGGCATGGCAGTCAGACTGCGGTACACGTTCAGCATAGAATCAAGCAAGGTCTGGCTCTGCTGCTGGTCAAGCTCGTTTGCAATCTGCGACACAGAAGCGGGCAGACCAGAAGTGGATTTCAGGCACATTGCGCCAAGTTCCTTCACTTGGTCGAGAGCGTCCTTGTCCACAAGGCAGTTGGTAAACACCATGATGGATTGGATGAATTGCGCCACGCCGTCCAAACGGTTGCTTTCAAGGTCGTTGATGGCATCCAGCACAGGGATAGCCGGTTCAAACAAGCCCATTCGCTCCGGGTTCAGCTTGTATTCGACCATCGGCAGCATTCCAAGAGAATGGTTCTCCGATTTCGTAACCTTGCCGTTGTCGATTTCAAAGTACTGGTTTGGTGTATACACGCAAATTAGGTCGTTCAGGTCATTCTGATAATTGCGTGGGATGTGCAGAATGTTAGCGATGGGCTTGTGACCGATGCCGGAGTTGTAAATCACATACGCCATATCCGGGTCGGGAACATCCACCAGTAGGGGCGTTTCGTCCGGGTAGTTGCCGTTGTACCCCTTATCAGGGAGAACAATGCGGTATCCCTGTCCGCACTCCAGCATCCACTGCCAGAGCCGCCGATCAAGCGCATCTTTGCCCTCATACTGCAAAGCGTTGGACAGGCGGGCGATTTCCTCACCGTCACCTGTTGCCGTTTCAGACCGCACATAAGAGCAGGGAGTGCCGCTCATGTAGCCTGTGTAGAAGCCCACGCACTCATTGGCGTGGTTCTCTACAATGCGATTGGTAATTTCAGCGTGATACTCCTTCGTGCGATTGAGGACAGGCTGACTACCCAAATAGTAGTTGTGTAGAAAGCGAATCTCGTTCTTGTTCAGCAGATGAATAGGTTCTGCCTTGCCCATGACCACTTTCAGCACGTTTGCCCGATTGATTTCTGTCTCCGGCGTTTCAATCGGTCTACGTCCAGTCAGCGGCTCATTCAAAAAGCCGCCAACGACCATCTGATACTCAGCCATGCGTTCCTCCTTTCTGGCAAAATAAAAAGCGCAGCAAGACAAACCTGTTAAGGTCTATCTCACTGCGCCAAAACTGCGCTTCAAAAGCTATTTACTTTTCCGGCGGATGGATGATTTTCACCCATCCTTCCCTTGTGTCTCCTTCAATAACACCCTTGCATCTGTCGCACTTGAAATGGTATCGTCCGTCTACTTCGCCAAGATAGCGGTTGCAACGGACGTTCTTATAGATGGGATTCTGCCTGATACAAGGGCAACAGATTCTAACTAGCATAAACGCTCCTTTCGTTGGATTTCTGGAAACAGGCTGTTGAGCACAGACCTGTTGGAAGCTACTGGGAAACTGTTCGCACTACCAGTCATGCTAGGCTCTGACTTGTCGGGTGTCGAGAGCCACGATTTGCTCCATCCAGGGCAAATCGCTGATGGATACAGAGGATGGATTTGAACCACCGACCTTCGGGCTATGAACCCGACGAGCTACCAGACTGCTCCACTCTGTGTCATGTACCCGGCTTGATTTACCGTTGCTCTTTGAAATGAGAAATAGCCTAAAACTCATTTCATCGAGAGCCGGGAATAACGGGGGAGGTTGTCATAAGGAGAATTTTTCCATGCAATCCTTGAGGAATCGTTGTGCTGCGTAACGGAATCGAACCGTTGCTTGCCAGCCGTGGGGGAGACAAGCTGACATTCCCAACCAACAGGAAACGCAACATATAAAGTCCGGCGAAGGCGAAAGAGTAAGAAAACCTTCGCCGGTGAAAGGAGGAATATGCTTGTTGACACGCACGCGAGTAAAATGACAAAACCCCGCGTGCAAGCTATTCCTTTAAGGGAAGCCGCAAAACTTCCTGTGTACATTATAAGCCTTGTCAAGTGGTAAAATCAAATAAATAGACCCAGCGAACACAATATATTGTGTTTTTAATCAAAATGGCCTCTTGACAGGCTCAATTTTACTGATTCCGTTATACAATTCATCGGCAAGCTGTGCCAGACTGTCCGGTGCATCATCGTGCGGAACTTTGCCAAGCTGTGTGAACATCGTCACCTGTTCCATGAACGCCTTGTACTCTTTCGACTGGTGTTTCTCGTCAAGGAAATAGAACCGTTTGATGTCCGGCGCATACTGGATGATTCTGGACAGCTTGCTTTGGCCACTTGGCGCACGTTGGCTGCGGACAGAGCAGTGATAGCCTTGCTGCCGGAGCTGGCTGTCTACCACATCACAGTATTCGTCACCGCCGTTGTTGGCTTCGCCACGTACCACGTTGATTTTATGCTGGATGATTTTGCCCACGACTTCCGGTCTAGTCACGGTCTTATCGCCGTTATTGAACACAAGATCTGGGATGAATATGGAATCACCGTACACATAGGCGATAGGACAGGCGGTGAAGTCACCGCCGCCCCATGCAATATCCATAACCATAAGCTTGCGATCAGGCTCTCCGTCAGGCAGAACGCCGTTAAAATACCGCAGTTCGTCAGCAAGGAACAGCAGACCTTCACGCACATATGGCTTGCCCATGTACTTTGCCCACCATGTTGCATCGTCAATGCTGGCTTTCATGTCGGCATAGTAGGCATCATCAAAACCCACACCATAGTCATAATTGAAGTTGCTGTGTCCATTCTCGTCCACCGCAGGAATCACCCGGAATCGGTACTTCGGGTTGTCTGCATACTGGTTCTGAATGCGCCCAAGAGGGTCAAGCACGTTCCAGCGTGTACCGACCATCAGCTCTAATGCGCCTTGCTTTTTGCGGTCTTTCAGCTGGTTCAAATAAGCGTCGTACTTGTTGTTCAGACGCTCAACGTTCAGGCTTTCCTCCAAGTCCTCGATCAAGTCATCGCTGTACAAAACGCCGCCCTCGCCGATTTCAACAGCACCAGTCAGTGTACCGCCAATAGAGCGGCAAGTTAGGGTGGGGAAGCGCTTCTTTCGGTTCAGGTCAACGCTTTCGTCCTTTGCACTTTTGTCCACAAGCTGAACGCCAGGGAAGATTTTGCCCCAGTTGTAAGTCACAGGGTCGGTGATGATAGACAGCACTTCGCCGTAGAAGCCGTTGGTCAGCTTGTCGGAATGTCCGCTCATAACCGATGCAACGTCAGGGCGGTTGCCCATCAGCCATGTGATGAAGAAGATACACAGCGTGGACTTGCCTACGCGAGCAGGTAGACTAACTCCCAAGAAGTCAATTCGCTTATAAAACAAGTCCTCAAGGTCATCTGCCAGTACTTTCAGCACCCTGCGTCTCGGCTGATAGAACTTCTTCTCCGGCGCACGGTTCCATTCAAGATAGATGCAATAGCTGTCGAACACATCTTTCGCTTCAAACAGGTACGTCCGACCGATAATGTCATAGACTTTCGCCACGTCCTCGCCTGTTTTCATCTTACCCATCATGGCTGCACAGACAGAACGCAGTTCTCCAGAGTATTTGTAGGCATCGAACCGCTTGTCCTGTGGCAGGGCGTCTCTCAGATTCACCACCGCCTGAAACCAGTCCTCATAGACCTGTGCTTCGGTCGGATTCTGCTTTGCATACGCTTTGATACTGTCAATGATGGCGATACACTGCTTTGGCTGCATAAAAAAATAGGCACCCCCTACCTGAAAATGTAAAGAGTGCCTACAACTGCACAAAAATCAAATATTCGGTTTTATAATGCGATTTTAAAAAATTTCTTTCTCAAAGGCAATTAAAAGAACTGCCCGACCGTTTCTAACCCTTTTTCGACCTTCTTCATTATGCTGTTTTCGGAGAGATATTCCATACCTTTCAAGGTAATCTGCGGGTGAATCGGCTCTACAATATGCGGGAACTTGTTCGTCAGGTCTTGCGTGTAGACCAGACCGCGAATGAAACCGTTCATTTGCAGTTCAATCATAATCTGCTCCCAGTCAGAGACCTTCATCTTCATTGCTTTTGCAGAGATAAGCTCATAGTCAAATTCTTCATCGCCCTTGTGCTTATCCAGCAGTTTGAGAATCTTGTAAATGGCATTAAAGTTGTCCATAAGCTACTCCTTTCACCTGTTCTGTTCAGCAATCCGATACCATGTCTGGCGGGTCACTCCAAGCTGTTTGGCAGCATCCGTGACCGTGAGAATGCGCTTCTCCACCTGCTCATGGAGAATGTCAAAGAGGTTGCGGTCATACTCGGTAGGCTTGCGACCTTCCTTGTAATCAGGACGCTGGCTGGCAATTTTCTTGCCCTCTCTGGTGCGTTCAACAATCATGTCGCGCTCAAACTGGGCAAACACAAGGAACATACCTCTCATAGCCCTACTAGCAGGGGTGTTGTCCATTACACCAAGATTCAGCACGTTCACTCTGATTCCTTTTTCAATCCAAGAATCAATCAGTTCATACCCACCAACAAGGCTTCTGGCAACACGATCTAGCTTTGTCACAACGATTGTATCCCCGCTCTGGACTTCTGCTTCCAGTTTGTCCAGTTCTTTGCGTTCCATCTTAGTGCCAGTATAGACTTCTTTAAAAATCTTAGTTGCGCCAGCGGCCTTGAGGGCTTCTTCCTGCGATTCAAGGCTGTTGCCATCAATCGCCTGACCAGCAGAACTGACACGAGCGTAACCGTAAATCATTCAGGTTCACCGTCCTTTTCAACGACTGTTCCCTCAACGATATATGCCTTATCTCCAATATCACCCATGTCCGGCTCGACAACAATACGGTAATTCATTGAGTTCAAAAGCCTGAAAAACGTAGAAAGGTTCAAACTCCCATCTTTTAGCCTTTGATACACCGCTTGTCTCGACCCAAGACCAGAAATTTCCCCAAGCCTAACTATCGTAATGTCCTGACGCTTCATTACGTCCTTTACGATTTCAGCCCCATTAGTGACAATTTTCTCTTTTTTCTTTTTAGCAACCTTTTCCTGCTCGTCCATTTTTACCGCCCCTTTCGCCACTATTGTAAACGAAAAGATTTACTTTGTCAAGAGGGGATTCAAAATCAAAGCGGTCTGCGAGCGTATTATATATATATATATATATACTCTAGTATGTATTTATACATACTAGAGTAGTATAAGGGTGTTTACTTAGTTAATCACAATCAGGTAGAAAATTTTCTATAATAAGGAGTAATTCTGCCAAACTTCATTTCCTTAAAACTTTGGGTCTTGACAAGCATATTTTCACGCTTTATACTTGTTCCAGCGAAAGCGAGGTGATAGGCTTGGCAAGACGAGCAGAAACCTCGGAACGTGATAAGTTGCGCATGATAAGCACCAGGCTCACTGAGAGCCAGATCGCGAGCATGGAGAGCAGCGCAAAGGCATTGGGCATCTCAAAGGTTGATGTTATCCGCATGGGTATCAAGTGGGTTGCATCTTACGTTGAGATTATCAAGGCATAAAAAAATAAGCTACCAGCGGAACTTTGGACGGCAACGCTGATAGCTTATCCACATCACGAAACGAGAACCTGCAACCACCAAGGGGGCAGTCTCCCTTTTCGGAATCTATTATACCAAAAAGGGCTGCTCTCCGCAATAGTTAGGAGCAAAAAACATGAACTTTCCTACGACAACCGAAGAATTTCTGAAAACCCTCGCGCACGGCAAAGAGCCGACCAGCGAGGACAGGGAGTACGCAGAAGCACTGGGTAAGCTGTCCGAATTGAACTACCGGGCAGGGTACGAAGCGGGAGCAGCCAATAAGAACCGCAAAATCTGATGTCAACACTAGCGGACACAATATCTAGTGTATTTTTGATTGACATTCAGATATTTTGCAGTTACACTTATTGCACAGCAAAACGAAAGGGGGTGAATGTGTATGAGTAGTCCTTACGCAGAGCGTTACGGTCACACCGTTACCATCAGCGTGACGGAGCGGCAGTTTGCAAGCTTGCAGGAATACTGCATCAAGAACCGGGTCTCCATCTCTGCTGCGTTCCGTGAAGCGTTCTTTACGCTGCATCCCATCCCGGAGACCGATGAAAACGAAAAATGATACGTCCGCTGAAGTTTGGCGACAGAAGCGAACGTATCATCACACATCCAGAGAGTATAGACCCTCTTTGGGTTATTATACCAGAGATGGCCTACTCTCGCAAGATAGAAAGGTCAAATTTATATGAATAATAATCTCGAAACCATCCGTATCTTCTCTGAAGATGTTATCCCCGTGTACGACACCGACACTGGCGAAAAGGTAGTGCTGGGTAGGGAGCTGTACGAAAGGCTGAAAATTAAGACCGATTACACGCATTGGTTTGCAAGAATGTGTGAATACGGATTTGTCGATGGAACGGATTATTTCACGGATGTCAAAAATGTCACCCGTGACGATGGGCGTAAAATGCCGCAAAAGCAAATCGACCACATCATCACTCTGGACATGGCAAAGCACATTGCGATGATTCAGCGGACACCGCAGGGCATGGAGATTCGGCAGAAGCTGATTGACCTTGAGAAGAATGCGTCCGTCAACCAGTTCGCAGGTCTTTCTAAGGAACTGCAAGCAATCCTTGTGATTGACCAGCGCACCGTGAAGCAGGAGCAGCGCATTTCTGCTCTTGAGAACACCATGACCATCGACTACAACCAGCAGCGTGTGTTGAAGCGTGTCGTAAACACGGTGGTCATCAACGCTCTGGGCGGCATGGACAGCCCGGCCTACAAGAGCCGCAGCGTCTCTCAGAAGCTGTTCATGGAATGCAACCGAGACATTCAGGACTGGTTCAACGTGAACAGCAGAAACAACGTGCCGAAGAAGCGGTTCGATGAAGCCGTCGAGTACATTAAGAAGTGGAGACCGTGTGCGAACTCCGTTATGTTGGTTCAGGTCACGAACGGCCAGACCCAGATGCCCATGTGAAAGGAGAACAACTATGCTTACCGCAGATAAGATTCAGGATATGGTGGAATACCTCAACTACGCTTTCGAGACCATGCTGAAACTCTGGCGCACCGTTGACTACGGCGAGTGCGTCCACGAGCCTGTTATTGCTTGTGACGGAAAGGTTGTCGATAGCGGTCAGCTTTCCTTTGAAGCGGACGAAAACGGCGAGATCGAGCCGGTTCTGCTCCGGGACAACAAGTGCATCATGCACGATGTGAAGTATTGGATGCCAATGCCCAATGTTGAGTACAATCCCTATCACGATAAAATCGTGAAGTAAACAGCCTATAAGAAAAGCCAGTGGTTAGAGAACATCTAGCCGCTGGCTTTTTATTTACGGAACTATAAATCGGCAGTCAGTGAATTTGTTGCCATCAAAGTCTCCGACAAATGTAATGGTCTGTCCGGGAGAAAGATTAGAAATTTTATCTTTTTCGTTTTCCGAGAATCCAGCCATATAAATTGTATACCCGATGCTATGCGATGTAACAAAGTTAACGCTGAACATAACGGTATAGGGATTGTTCGTTTTAACCATCATATCAGAAACACTATTAACTTGATACGTTACCTTATATTGCTTTCCTGCATATTTGTCTTTTGCTTTTACAGCATTGTCCGCAGCTTGCTTCGCATAATCATCCAAATCGAGAATAGGAATATCATCGTCAAAGTTATGCGAAGAAGCACTAGATGCCACTTGTTCACTGCTTGCAGGTTCAGAACTTGCAGGGTGTTCGGTTTCGGATGCAACTTCTTGAGATGCAGAATCATTATCCGATACACTTTCTACTGTTTCGCTATCAGAACTGCTGTCAGACTCTTCTGCCATAGATTCAACAGCAGAAGAAGACGCAACACTAGAACTTACTGATTCATCGTGTGACGGTTCTGGTGTTACGGCCAAACATATAACAAGAACCGCAAACGATGCAAAGAAAGCGATCAGCATTCGATTATCTTTCTTATGCGTTGCTTTGTTATAAAGGCACAATGCGCCAAACACAGGCGTTGCAACTAAAGCAATCATTCCAAACAAGGCATACATTTTATGATTTCACCTCTTATTCAGCCGGAGTCAAAACGACTTCTGTGTTCATTGAAAGTTCAATATGATACCCAGATTTAATGGTCATCGCGGCTTTTACACCTTTGTCCACCATTTGAAGCACCGCAGTAACATCGTCAGAATTGTTATCAGCCACCATAAACACAGAAGAACCTTGAATTTTGCTCTCTACTGTATATGTTCCAGCCGGGACGATGTATCGGATATACTCAAAACCGTTTTTTGTAGTGGCTCTCTCGCCATAATCGCCTAGCAGGCCGTCAGACAAGAGAATCGTTCCATCGTCATGTTCTTCTTTAGATTTTCCGGCATTTTCGTTTCTGTAAATAAAATTGTCTATCTTATTATGGGTCATGTCTTTAATGCAATAGACTTCATCACCAATTACAGATACTTGGATGTCCTTAAAGCCAACATTTGCGTTGTATCTCTTACCGTTTGCCCAATCTGCGGTCTGATCCCAGTTGGATATTTTCTTCACGGAAGATGCGAGGTCAATGCTTTGCACGACCTGATTCAAATTCTCTGCAAGCTCAATAGAGATGTGATTGTCTTTTGCAAATTTTCTTACGTCAGCGTCATCCTCTTCTTTTTCAGAGGCAGAATCTGCAACAGATGAAGCAGTATCAACTTCCGACTTCTCCGCAATAGAGGATGATGTCGCCGCTTCTCCATTAGCCGATTCCGTTGTTGTGCTACGAGGATTCACGAGGTCTTGAATGAAAGATATGACAATCAAGGCGATAAGAATTTTGAACCACAACCGTTTATAAGCTGGCTTTGGCGGTGTATTCTCTCCACCGCACTGCGGACAGGTTTTAGCGGTAATGGCTATCCTTGCGCCACAGTGTTTGCATTTTACGAGTTTTGCCATTTTACAATGCCCCTTTCTTACGGTCAAGTATAACACAGATTAGACCGTGAGAGGGGTCTTTTTGTATTTTTCGGAATTTTTGGAGACTTGCACAATCAGATGGGTTTGGATTTGTGAAGGTAGGGTGGGTATGAACGAGAGGAACGCTAAAAACGCCTTTTTTATTTTGGTCGGAGGAGACGGGACTCACCGCCCCCACCCGGGCCTCCGGCCCCATTCCCCCCAGGTGACCCCAGCGCACCCGGAACGGCTGCGCACGACAGGCAGCAGCACGGGCCGCGCCAGATACAAGGCAGGCCGCACCGGGCAGATCAGGGTGGCGGCGGGCGCTGGGCTGCCTGCGCAGTGTGTCCGAAACTGTGCAGATTTGGACAGATTGCAACGGCTCAAAAAAGTAAACGAAAAAATTTACTTTTTTGCAAAAAAGCCTTGACTTTGTAAACGAATTAGTTTACAATAAGGATGTAAACGAAAACATTTACAAACCACATCACGAAACCAAAACAGGAGGCAAAACCATGAAAAAAACCATCGATTATACCGCACTTACAGATACCATTCGTGCCGAACTCAACGCCCGCCACGACCGTAGCGCATGGGATAAAGCCGTCACGTTGTACGCTCTTGACCTGCTGGACGATGTGCAGGAGGGTGCGGACAATATGGAGCGCTTGCCCCTTGACGGTGCAGAGCTTGAGCGGTGGGCGCTTAACGGTGCAAGCTGCTGGGAGCAGTACAGCAACGGCGGCTGCTCCATCTGCTATAATGCCGATATTGCCGCCCGCGTCTGCACTCCCTCCGAACTCAAGCGCACAGACGGCGGCATGAACAACCCCAACAGCCGGGAAACGTGGCTTGACGTGCAAGCCCGCGCACTGTATCAGGCTTGCAACCGTATCCGCACTATCTGCCGCACCAACGGCCTGTATTGCAAGGGGGTGCAGTGATATGATCGCACTTGATGCAACCCAGTGGGCCGCCCTCTGGTATGTGGGCGGCATGATCTCCGGCGCGCTCGTTATGATTGCATTTCTCAACAGCTAATAAGGGAGGCACACAAAATGGAGATAAACGGTTGGTTTTCCGGCTGCCTTGTCCAGGCGTTTCCCTGGATTGATGGAAAATACATTTATGTAAATGTTAGGCGCTTTTTGCCTGGTCAATCAATCAGCCAGGCACCAGCCTTGGATCGGTCGGTTTTCGTTTTGGATGACGAGCCAGGGCGAACAATTGTATACAAATATACTGACAGCCTGGTCAATGCCATATCGTCCGGGAAAATCCCGGACAAAGCACACGTAACTTTTGAAAATTCAAGGTTTTTCGTTTGATGGAGGGCTAAAAAAAAAAATGACCACGTTTGAAGAAAAGGTGAACGCATACCGCGAAAACAAGCGGCTCATTGAAGAGCTTGAAGCAATGAATGACGCTGTAAAGGCTGAAATTATTGACATGATGCACGGTGCGCCCGAAATGGTGCAGGGCACCGCAAAGGCCATTTATAAAGACGTGCAAAGCGTCCGACTTGATAGCAAGCTTTTGCAGGCAGCGCACCCGGATATTTATGCAGAGTGCAGCAAAAAGACCGTTTACAAGCGGTTTAGCGTGGTCTGATGGGGGGGGTGCGAACAAATGATACTTTCTTGCATCCTGTTTGTTTTTTGGTTTTTTAGTGCTTTGTTCAAGGCGTCCAAGTGAGGAGGGTTTATATTATGACTAGCAGCAATAAAGGCTTTGATATTATGACCGGGCTATATACCACCCGATACTATGCACGCAAGGCCTGCCACGGTGACTGCGTTGTTGTCAAGGTATGCGGAGGTTATACCATCATGACCGCAGCAGATTATAGCATCTGGCGCCGCCAGCGCTGACCAGCTTTCCATTTCAACCCCGCCCACGTGGCGGGGCTTTTTCTTTTGCCTTGCATCTGCTGAGGGTGCAGGGCTTTTATTTTTTCCTGCTACAATACAGCCAAATACAAGCGTTTACAACGGCTTTTCTGCCATCAATGCAATTTATACAGCCAACAACACAAAATAGCGCACAGGGCTTTACAGGGGCTTTTCCTGAGATTTGCCCAATTCCACCGCCACGATACCAGACCGGCAAAAGCGGCTATAATACCACCTGCGCCACGTTGGAGCGTATCACAGCGCCGCAACACCTCCAGCACATACCAGATACCAGCGTCACGCCCGGACGCTGTACAGCCCAGCACAGCCGCCCTATTATAATAAGGTATATAAGGATGCAGCGGCCACGCAAGCCCGGCGGGGTCAGCAGTACAGACCCGGCGCAACTGCTGAGGGGTCAGCGCCTCCACCTGTACAGGGTCAGCCAGGCGGGGTCTCGATGCTTTCCACACCTGGCATTAGCCTGGCACCGGGTTAGCCTGGCATTAGCCTGGCATTGTGCTTTCTTCCTGGAACGGCGGCGCGGAACCATTGACGGCTACCGCCGTATCTCTTTTCGGGCTTTCGCCCGATAGCCAATAAAGGTCAACAATAGTCGCAGCGTCCCGGATGGAATAGTCGTAATAGCTTCTGGAATAGTCGTAAAGTCGTCAGATGACTAGCTTTTGAAAGTCCTATATATAGTATAGTAACTTACTGTACGCTGATAGTCGCAGAGTAATAGTCGTAGCGTTTCCTTGCGAATCATCGTTAAATAGTCGTGTATTTTTTGTGTGAAATAGTCGTTTGCCTTTTAGAGAAAGAGAGGTGCGATAGTCGCTAAGCCATCCGACCACTCCAAAAATCACCTTCCATCTCAATTTCGCATAATATATTCCTCCTCTAGTCATACCAAATTCGTATGCCAACCGTACTTATTATAATATATGCTTATATATCCTAGTAACTATCTAGGGATTATTCTGCTGTAATAGTCGTACCATCCAATTCTGTCCGTTCCTGCTCGATTTAATTCCCAGTATAGCACTATGGTATTTCATTCAATCCATAATATTATGCTATGAATAATTAATGCAACATTTCTACATATTCAACCGACTGCAAAATGAAGCCAATTCTCCATTTGGAATAGTCGTAGACCATCCACCAGCCCGAACATCACGCCAGTTCTCGCCTGCGGTCTGCTCTGCTGGCTAACGGTGTAGTTCTGGAGATAGAGGGTTGTAGGGGGAAAGAACCTTTGCAAAGCATTTGGTTGTCATTTTTAGTTGTTGCAGTTGTCGCACCATTTTGGCGTGGGGGCCTCAAACAATTTATTTGTTTGAGGGGGGAGTTAGGGGGATTATAGGGGGTAATAGGGGTTGTAGGGGAAAGAGGGGGAAGAAAGGGGGGAAGATTTGTATTCCATGATACCAACGCATACCATTCGTATCAACTGGTACGATTCGTATCGCTTGGTATGCAATAATCGCATCCATTTGCATGCAAACGCATCACGCTGATAGTCGTAGCCATATCAGCCCAAACGCCACTCGATCGAGACGGATTCTACTCAAAATCAGACCTTGCCGTTTTCTCTCGATAAATAACAGAAGAAAAAAGCATGGAATAGTCGCAGAGGGTAGTTTTACTACCTGACACCATTCCATGCTTTCTGATACGTTTGTTGATTGGAGATTTTAGCGGAGATTAGATTCTACCATCTGCTTGCATCTTGCGCATACGCTCCGCAGCCGCTTCTTTCTGTTCGTCCGTCATAATTCTTGTGGTTGCAAACCGCACAAGTCGCTTGGGCATCTCATACCACTTGCCGTCCTTGTCCTGTTTGACCAGCTTGTACGACACAGGCTCCCGCTCGCACAGCTTGTCGAGCTTGCGCATATACACCGGGTCAGCGGTATAAACCGATGCAGTATCTTCCGCTGCATTGAAGTTGACGATGGTCTCCTGTTCCAGTCGAGTGATGTTCATAATCGTTTTCCTCCGTTTGTTGATTGACGAAAAATATTTATGGGGTTCAGACGATAACTTTATCGCCCTGACCCTGTTATCTGTTTTTCTTGCCTATTCTACTGTGGGGATTGGAGCGCAGAAGCGATGTTATACGCTTTTTTGTCCAATCTGCGCAATTCAAGCCTAGTCGGAAGCAAACCACGGCAAAAGTATGCACTCCCAAAAGGAGTTCCTTTTACTGGGCTATCCATGTGTTTTGGATTCATAAAATCTATTCTCTGGTCAAAACAAAGCATTTGAACGTCATTTTTGAAAATCTCAAATCTTGTTTTCCCTTGAATGCTATTTGCCGGAAGAAGTAATGCAAATGGTTTATTTAACTCGTATGCTCTACGAAGAACAGCGTCTTTTTTGCTAAACGGCGGATTTGAAACAAGAATGTCCCATTTTTGAGGTTCGTAATCAAAAAAGTTCTGCCCATAGTCAATATGGCTATAAATCACTTTATTCCCATTGTTTTCTAAAACATCAACAAACGCAGACCATTCTTTGTCAAACGGACACCAAATAATCTTATTGCTTGGAATAAATTCCAAAAGAGGTCTTACGGCATAGCTTGGAGTATACTGTCAGATTGTAAATATCCTATATTTTCTGCCACAAGTTATCACCTCACATCCACACGCATTCTTTGAACTGCTGGGTCTCCATCTGGAACGTGATGTCCAGTGACCCCACGTTGCCCTCTTTGTTCTTCTCAAGCGCAAAGTGATAATGCTGCTCTGGTCTCTTTTTCGTAGTCACGTTCTGCGCCAGAAGAATGATTGCATCTGCGTCCTGTTCAATCTGTCCGCTCTCTCGCAGGTCTGCGGCAGTCGGTGGAATGCCTGTTCTTGCTGTCTCTCGATTGAGCTGTGCAAGTGCTACCACCAGCGTTCCTGTGGACTGTGCGAACTCATGCAGTGCCATGCTGATTTCCGTGACGGCACTGTATCGGTCTTTCGCTCCGGCTTGATGGATAAGCTGCAAATAGTCGATGAACACCACTTTTGCCTGCATCCTGATGGACTGTGTTCTAATCCACCCAACGCTCTTACCAGCGGCAGAGCGCACGAACAGTGGATATTTCTTGGTGGCTGCCAGCCGGTCAAGTTCGTTAATGCTGACGGTCTTGTTTTTGACCGTGTGCAGTGGTACGCCTAGCTGATTTGCAATAATACGGGCATAGAGCGTGTCCGGGTCTGTCTCTAGGCTGAAATACGCCACCTTACGTCCGTTTTTTGCTATTTCACAGGCAAGTTGCAGGGACAGAGCGGTTTTACCTGCGCTGGGTCTGCCGCCGATCACAACGAAGTTTCCCGGCACAAGATGCAAGTTGTTATCCAGCACTCTAAGCCCTGTGCTGATATACTCCGGCTTATCATCCAGCTTGCGGATGTAGTTGTCTATGCCGTCACACATCGGGATGAAATCGCTTCTCTCGTTGTGTAGGTTGATAGCTTCTCCTAGCTGCTCATAGATGCCTGTCAGGTCTGAGTATCTGGTCGAGCCATCAACGATTTTGAACGCAATCTCTCTGGCTCTGGATAACGCTGCCTGCTCCTTGACGATTCTAGCCCATTCAAGCATCATGTCATGGGTGACGTTGCGGATGAACTCTGCACCAAAGGCATCTAGGCATTCACCCATTGCTTTCTTGCAGTTATCGTACCGTCCCATGACTTCTACCGGATTCCACTTGTCGTTATGTTCCCAATAGCCACGAATGGCAGCGAATGTATCACGCAGTTCAGGGCAGAAATCGTCGATTTTAAGGTCTTGCAGCACATCGGCGTATTCCGAGAACGTGAGGACTGCCCCCAGCAGGATGTATTGGGTCTGATTTTCAATATTCACCGCAGAAAGTCTCCCTCATCAGGCAATTCAGCCATTGTCTGCTGATAGCCGCCGTTCCAGTCCTTTACGTTACGCATCCAGTTCCGTGCAGCAGCTTTCCAGTCCTTCATAGGCGACTTGCCGACCTTCCAGCCATTTGCTGTGAAATGGTCAACAAACCGCTCTGCTTCTGATTCCATGTAACCCTTATCGGCAAAGTATTCTTTGGCTTGCTCGATAGTCGGTGCTTTGAAGCGTTTGACTTCGTTGGTATTTTTCTTTTCACATTTTTCTTTTTTATCAGATTCAGATACAGAATCAGATACAGATAAGCTACCATTCGTATCAGTTGGTATGTTTGGTATACTATTTATACCATTCGTATCCTGTGATACCATTGGTATGCTTTCGTATTTTTTATCGTTCCAACGCTTGTTTATATTTTTCTTGTTTGCTTCTCGTCTACGTCTATCACGTTCTTCCATCTTCTGCACGTTCATATCATCAAACGCCTTAACGACTTTCCAGAGCATCCGCATAGCACGGTCGTTGTCGTATGCTGGCTCAAATCCAGTCTCAACATACTGCGCGTAGTTACGGATGAATGCTCCAAATTCTTCATTCGTAAGCTCGTCCATCGCATGAACGTGTTCCAACAGAAGAATCATTGATGTTCTCGGCTTGTGTTCCTGCTCCATACTTAATCCTCTTTGTAGCGTTTGTTCCATGCTTTGACAGCATCCTCTGCCGTGTTAAACAGTGCGCCACCCATGCTTTGATTGTCTCCATCCGTGCAAAGGATACATTTGCCCCATCCTTCGTGATGCAAGTCATAAGAAAGCCCGCTCCACGGGTCTTGTTCGTACTCGCATCCCAAATGACCATGAAAGTTGCCTTCATCATCGCACACGCCAATGTAAACTGCGTTTTTGCCGCAGAACGGGCATCTCTTGAGTTCTGTCATTTTCTAAATCCCTCTCTCGTTCTCATAATTCGTTTGTAACCTTCATGTATCTTTGCGCCTTTACGGTATACAGGTCGATTGCGCTTCTGCTTGATGTAACCACACTGCGTTTCGGACTGTCTGATAGCATTTGCAAGCTGTTTAAGTGATGCAGCGCATCGGTTCATCGCTTCTGTTAATGCTTCAAATCCATCCATCTTTAATCCTCCTTACGCATACCATTTCGGTGCTTCGTTAAAGATTTCCACGCCTTCTGTAAAGCCAAGCCTATCTAAGGTCTCGCACATAATGCCATCCATCACGCCATGCACACGTTCCTCATCATCTCCGTATGCTCTGTACGCTTCTCGCATGGCAGCCGTAAACGATTCAATCATATCTTGCGTAATAACGATATTGTTTTCCATAATCCCTCCTACACCATCGGAAATGCCATCCAATGCGTCACCGTCACATCTTTCGGCAGTCTCTCGCCTATCTCATCCCAGAACTGACCGTCTGCGTAACAGCCAAGAAAGTACGCTGTCGGCGAGATTCCTCGCAACATTTTTCCATCTTTATCACGCCACGTTGTCTTAGTCGCAAGCAACAAAGGTTGCGTCCGTTCTCGTGGCGGTTCGCTGACCGGATGCCAAAGTGTGTTAGCCATTATCCGATACCCCGCTTACGGATTGTAGGTGAGAACGAAGTTTTGTAACTGCTGCGGCAAGATGTTGATTTCGTAATGATACTTGTCCACGTCAGAACCGCTCAAATCCTCCACAATGTACATTGTGTACTCGTTAAGATAGACGTAATGCTTTTTGTATGTGCCATCGGGCAATTCAATAGTCGCCACAAGTTCGTTGTTGCTGTTATTGGAAATGTCCATGTTCCCGATTATTTCAAGCATCGGCGTATCAGTTCTTGCATTAACAACAGACAATCTGCGAGTGACGTTGAAATTCTTTGCCTGTTGCGAAATATTGTGATTCACACGAGATGCTTCTGTGCATCCGCACAATGCGATAGATGCCGCCAATGCTACAGATAAAATTGCTTTCTTCATTGTTCTTTTCTCCCTTCAATCTCCTTACAAACCGCCTTGTAAAACGCACCCCACGTCTCATAGTCGTAAGAATCACCAAAAAAGCCTGTCCGCTTGCGCTCTGCAATGTCACGTTCAAAGCAACCAAGCGTCGTGTCGGTCAGCTCCGGCAGAAGCGGCGTTATGTATCCGCAGACAAGGCTAATCATATATGACCGTCTGCCCAAGCAGTAGCGGACAGCACAGTTGCAGACAGCTCCGAAGTCGTCATTAGCGGGGTCTACCATGCCTTTAGGAACATCTGACCTTAAATCATCAACGCTGCATTTAAGGGCTTCCGCAAACTTTGTCAGTCGCGTTTCTTTCTTTACGTCACGCTTTTGCTTTTCAACGGCACTGACGTATGCGCCGGTCGTCCCGATCATCCTCGCAACATCTTTCTGCGTGATGCCAAGTTCAAGCCTGCGTTTCCTGATTTTCTCCCCTGTTGTCATCTTTCTTCTCCCATTCCTTGCATCCACGTTCGTCCCACACGAAGTCTGCAACGTGTTCTGACTGGTCGTTTACACACACGCCCTCCGGCTCTGCATACCATTTGCAAGAGCCACAGGACGGATCAGATTTGTTCTTGCAGGATTCTGCTGTGCATCGGATAGCCTTGCCAGCAGAGAACTGCTTGATGCCCATGCAAGAGCAATGTTCGGTGGTGCAGTATGAGTTCATTCCTCTATCTCCTTCCATCCGATAAACTCGCATAAACCAACAGTGTTATTGGCGCAACGATGAATGAGGACTTTATCGCTTATTTTGAATTTTGCGATAAACCCAATTTTGCTTTCTTCCATTTCGTTTTCAAACATCCAATCAACAATGTCTTTATCGATTCTGACATCGCTTTCGTCCGCCATGGTCGAAAAGCACTGTTTGCACCTGTAAAGAGCGCACTTCTTCATCTTCTCTGCCCTCTCTTTCCCCTGTTGAACCGCCCGATCACTCGCTTATACTCCGCATAGCACTCCGGGCACAGGTCGCCTGTGTCCCTGCGCCACGCCCAGTCCTTGAAGTATTCGTCAGGGTTCATCATTCTACCGCCCAGAACTGCTCCGCAGCGGTCACACACTCGCTTGTGGTAGATTCCTCTATCAGTTTGCATTAGTTGCTCCTTTTGCCAAATTTCTTCTGCATCTTAGCCCTCAATGCTTCGATACGCTCCTTATCGTCAGTGATAATCTCATACTTGTCTCCAGACCAGCCAAGCGGAACATCTTCCGTGTATTCGATATAGATTTTTTCCGGGTGCGTAGGCGGCTCATAGGGAAACGTCACGTTTTTGCGAAAGCGGCTACTTGCAAACCACGTAAAACCACCGTTGTCAGAATAAGCGATTGCGTCAATGTCATATACTTCAATCGTGTTACCTTGTGCATCAGTGGTCTTGAACACGCTTGAGCATCGTTTGTTTTGGAAGCATCCTTGTCCCATTTTGTCCGACACTTCTGTCCATTCATCATCTTCGCCCGTCAGCGGCGTGAGTGGCTTGAACCGTAAAAGACGTTCAAGAACGGACATTACGTATCCAGCAGAGATTTCACCGTGTCCTTGACTTGCAAAAAGTTCAACAATGTCAAGGACGTTCTTGTTGATTGCATCCTGCAACCCGTCTCCGTCTTTCGTAATACGTGCAAGTTCTGATTTTGCATATTCTACGGAACTGCTCATTTTATTTTTCCTCCCCAACATCCTTAAATAGGATTTCTTTGTTGGCTTTCCAGTCTTTGATTTTGCACGGAATGTCCGTGCCGGGCACGGTCTTTTTCAGCCCATCCATCTGCCAGACGTTCCATGAGATGGTGTCTGCGATGCAATCAAGAAAAATGGGCATACAGCTGATTTTCAACATTTCAGCATCAAACCGATACCTAAAATTTTCGATCAGTGTCAGGAACAGGTTGCACCTTGCCAGCAAGAGATTGTCTCCCTGCCACTCATAGCCGTATGTCGATGCGTAGGCATTGATTGCCCAGCACATCCACATATCGTAGTCATGGAACTGCTCTGCCAGAACATTCAGCTTTCTATCCAGTAGACCAATTCTGTCCTGCACGGCAATCATCTGCCCTGTTGTGGTATCATATCGACTTGTCAGGAACGGCGCTTCTCCACAGGTGACTTCAAGACAAGTCTTGTTGATGTACTCCTTCCAGTCTTCGCCCTTCAGGTCGTTTTCGGCAACGTCTGTCATCTTCTTGCAAACCCAAGTCGGCGTAAATACCTCTGCTTTCTTGCTGGTTCGCTTCTTCTGGTCTGCCAGCCGTTTCTGCACACGAGGGACAAGTTGAACTTTGTCCAACTGTTCCAGCGTGATCTCATCTGCAAAGCCAACGCCCAGTTCAGGCGGCAGGTCTGTCGCCCAGATGATGTTCTTGCCTGTCGTGTGGTCTTGCAAGAGTACAGGCAGGAACGTGTGTAAGCATGGGTCGGAGAAGTCAATCAAAGTTCCCATTGGTCAGCCCTCACCATAATTTTGTTCTTCTCTTTCAGCCAGTCCTTAACGCAATGAAAGCAATGCTCACGGTTCTGGCAACGTTCCGGGTCACGATGTTTGATAAGCTCGCAGATGCCACGCGTAAAGTTTTCTGTAATGTCCTCGTCCGTCATGGAGCGAATAAAATCGCCGTTAGTCATTCTCGACCACCTCTTCTGCCACCTCTTTGTACTCCACGTCAATTCCTTTCGGCAAAGCCGTCTGATACTTCTGAGCCAACTGTTCTGCGCTCTGGGCATCGCCCAACGGCTGTTCAGGCGGCGCAACGGTGACTTCCACGTTGTCACGCATACCAAAGTAGTTCTTGGCTCGGAAAATCCACTCTGCCGGGTTCTCTTGACCGTACATACCGTTGTACGCCCACATGGACTGCATTTGCAGAATCAGCTTCAAGATGTACTTCTGCTGCAAGCTGTCGTCACGGCGTTTGCCCGCCATAATCTGCTTCAGGCTCATCCATTCGATGCCAAGCACCAGTGCAATCCATTCCACCACAGGGGAGATTCTGGCTTCGATGCAAGCGTCAAAGAAGAAATCAAGGCGCTGCTGCACTTCAATCGGGTTGTTCATGTCCACACTCGGAAGGTCGCCAAAATACTTGGCTGCAATCATGCCGATGACCTTCTTATCCTCTTCGCCACCGATTCTCGACTGCAAATCGCCTGTATTCAGCATCTTAGACCTCGTGATTGCTAACTCCTGTTGTTCTTTCACTTTTTTACTCACCTGTGAGCGGATAGATTTCCGCTTATTAAGCATCTGCTGTTTCTTCTTCTCACGCTCTTTCTCACGCTTCGCAGCGGCTTCTTCTTTCGCCTTTTGCGCCCGCTTCTCACGCTTTTTCTTTTCAGCTTCGGTCAGCGGCGGTCTGCCACGACCACGCTTCGGGGGTGTTGACATGTATCAGACCTCCTCAATTTGATTTCCGAAAGCGTCCCATCCATCACGATGATTTCTTGCAAACAGTTCAATCTTTTTAGCTGTCGGAAACATATCCTCTAACATTTTATAGGCGCATTGCGGTTTATGACTATGGTATGTAGCGGGCTCTCGAAGTATCGTTGTGTATTTACCTCTCGTTTCTTTTCTTGGCATCAGCATTTTTCCGGGCTTGTAGAACCACAAGAGATATTCGTGCGAGAACCGAACCGTAAAAGCAGGAGCAACGCCGTTTTCTTTATCCCAAACCATTCTCGCATGGAGTTTGTAGCCACGCTTTGCCATTTGCCATTCCGCTTCCATCAAGAACTTGTCAATGCACCACATAAACACATTATGGCGGTCTGCTGTATTTTCAAAGAAAACGTCTTGAATGGAAAAGCAATCATCAAGCGAAAGAGTTTTGTAATCAAGTTCTTTTCCTTGATTCGGTCTGCATTTTCTGACGTTTCCTTTTTTCTGCGGCCACGGTGGGTCTGTGTAAATAATTTCGTACTTTTCGTTAAGTTCGTTCATTATTCATCCTCTTTTGGAATTCTAGGAATTGGCATCCAAAACTTGACCGGGTATTCATCATCGACCCATTTCCCATCTTTGAACTGCATTGTTCTAATGCAGTTTCTCCAATACCAAAAATCGTAGACAACAAAATAAACCCCATTTTCAATAGGTTGTGCATCTTTTACACTTGTCCACAACTGCATAGCGGTTGGAACCGTATCAACCCATTCTTCGGCTTCTTTTAGGTCGATTTCTTCTCCCATGTTCCCCAATGCATCAATAACATCCTCTGTGTCAACAAGTCTCATCCTCGTTCACCTCTTCATCTTTGTTTCGATGCCGTCCAACTTCCATGCAATCTGCCAGATGGAACAGCAGTTGTCCAACTGTCGCCACCAAGCGCACTTCTCTTTTTCGCAGACGCACCGACCAAGCGGGTTGCTGGTCATCTTCATCGGGCAGTAAAGTTCGTTGTCCATCAGTACTCCTTTTCGATATGAACCCTTGCAACGCCGACCATCGCATCATCGGAGCAGCTCATAATCCTGCCGTTACGGAGCGACACGCAGTTATATATAGTGCCGCCGCAAAAGATGGGGTTGCACGTAATCTCACTTGTCTTCATATTAAGTTCGCCTTTGTAGTAAAACGGTTCTCCTTCCTTGAGCGAATCAAAACGAACTCTCTGTTTGCCATGCTCTCCACGAATTTCCATGCTTTACCTCCACCCCATCACAACAGCCGTACAAATGACCAGACACACGTTGATGAACAACCAGACAAGCATTGCCTGACGTTCTTCAAACAGGTTGTCTGCCATGTTTTTGATTGTCCGTTCGGACTGAACTACCACCGCCAGAAGGACTAGGCAGACCAGCCAACGAGTTGCAAATTCAAACATTGTTATCAGCTCCACCTTTCTTTCAGCTCTTTTTCGACCTGTTCCGACTTTGCGGTGATGTAATCTGCAAATTCGTCAGGGGTCATGTCCTCTTCTTTGAACTTGCCGACCATCTCCCAGTACCTGTCACCAATGCGGATCATTTTCTGCACCTGTTCATCGGTCAGGTCTGCATCGCACCGAAGATTCTGGATCAGTGCGCCCCATGTGGCGGTGACACCATCCAGAGCCATGCGAAAGCCGTACAACTGGTTCTGCCGTGCAATTTTGCGGAGGTTGGATGACATTGCCTGATTGCCATTCGAGGGGCGGTTTCTGTGCTTATTCATCTGACTGCTCCTTATCGGCGGAAAGCTCGAATGTAACTTTTAGCTTCTTGTTTCCAATAACGCCCCACACTTTTTCGAGTTTCGCTTTGTCTAAACTATCCATTTCAATAACAAAATGAGACAGAACAGCGGAGACCGCTTCATCGGTCACATCAGACTTGCTTCTCCATAGTTGCAATCCATCTTTCCGTTGCTTCATCATCGTTCCGGCATAGATGGTTCCGAATAGCCCGCATCCAACATGATATTCAGCCATTTTTATTCTCCTTTGATTCAAGGTGAGAGAGCCAGCGCTTGTATTTAGCATCCTCAATTTCACACTCTGCGTTCCAAAATTTGCATTCAGAATCGATGTCATATCCAAACCAAGCATCGCATAAAACTTTGACTGTGTTATTTATGTCTGCAATTTCTTCTGTCAGATTTGCTTCGCACTCTGCCACGCTCTTCGGTGTCGGGTTCGTTCCATCCAGCGCACGGCGCAGCTTCAACGCAGCCTGCGCCAGTTCGGATGCTTCTTCTGCCAACTGTGCCAAGATTTCCGTCTTAGGCAGGATGTCTGAAACTTTCTTACTCACTTCTGTTCTCCTTTCAGCCAGTCGTTGAGTGCATCCATGCAAGAGGGGCAAAGAAGAACGCTCCACCCTTCTTCTCCACCGATTATTGGCCGAACCTCAAGTTTGTTCTTCATTTTGTTATATTCCTCAAGTGTAAACATTTCACCACACCTATTACATATCAATGCCATGTTCTTTCTCCAATCTCTTTAGCAGCCCATCCACGTCATACCGCCAATGGACACGCAGCCTTTTTGCTTTGACCTCTATCCCCTCTTGCTCTGCCCACTGCCAAGGAATGCTTTTTCGGCTCTCGTTGTAACGGAACGCCAGAACCTTGCTGGCAGGGATTGCAAAGGTGCGGTTGACCGCCCTGTAATTGACTATCACATGGGCGGTCTGACCGCTGTACCCCATCGCATCCACCATGTCAGTGATGTGCTTTTCCTTGCGGTACTTGCACTTTGCCTTGTCATACTTGCCGAACACCTTTTCCAGAGGGATGGAGGGCGTTTCGATAGTTTTCAGTTCAAACAGGTGGTTCATGGGGTATCGGTACACAAGAAAGTCGCAGATGTTGTCGATGGAAAAGGACAGGTTCTCGTTGCCGCCGTAGTAGGTTGCAGCACTGTCTTTCAGGCGGTAGCACCACGCATCGGATGGGACGGATGCTTTGAAGTCTGCTTCAAACTGCTTGCCGGTGTTCATGTGTGAAGTCCTTTGTTGATTCGGTCTAACATTTCAGGTAACTCAGGCATTGGCATCCAAAACGGGTACTCATCAGGAAGCGATTTGACCAGCTCCCAATATTGCTGTAAGATTCGCCACTTATTCATGCTTTCAGAGAAATACACAGAAAGCACAAACAATCCGTCTTGGTTCGCATCTTCCTTTGTCGGAGGGTTCTTTGCCGTTTCTCTCCATTCGTTCATCCTCGTTCACCTCTAAATTCACTTCCGAGAAACCGTTTCTTGCCTTTTTCCCGGTGTTTGTCCTCATAATCACGGTGGTACACGCTCTGGCTGTGGTTCAGCTCATACACGAACGCTTTGCGTTCCTCGAAGTCTTTTTTCTCTGTCTTGTACTTCTCGCAAGTGTCGTGGCAAGCTTGGCGGCGTGATGGGCAGTTGAGACAACAGGTAATCATTCTATCAACCCCATTGTTCGGACATTGCCTTTGCAATACCTGGAGCAGTCTTGCTTCTTGCTTTTGCTCGCCCTTCTTGACCGTTTGTAACGCCACGAATACCCTCACACCATGCAATTGGCTTTCCTTTGCACTTCTCCCCTTGGCAAAAATATCTTGGCTTTGGTCTTGGCAAGTCGTTCTTTTTCTTGAGAAGAGGGAGATTTTTCAGCCAGAGGCAAGTGCGCTTTGTGTGATAGTTTTCCTCGTCAGCTTCGCTCTCTGCAAAAAAGTACGGGTGTATGATCTGGTCGGCTTTTCTGTACGCCGTGTTCATGATTCCTACCGGATTTTCCACCGCAATGTGTGGCACGTCCGCCAACATGAATTGCATAAAGAAAATTGCGGCTTCTACGCGCTTTGCCCATCGTGCTACAACTTTTTCAGCCGGCGTGACGCGCAAACTGTATGCTCTTGTCGCCGCGTTGGAAAGATAAGTGCAGGGCGGGTGTGCAATGAGCAAATCCCACTTTCCAACGTCATGCGTTACGCCGTCCATCGTCACGACTTGCCCCCCCTTAACAGCCTTGAGCGCATCCCCGAGGATGTGCCATTCGGGATGCCCACCGGACGGCTCTTGAATATCGCAAGAGTAGGCTTCGTGTCCTTTTGCTCGAAATGCTTTGCAAACTTCCTGTGATTCCTCACAAGCGACTAAAACTTTCATCTTTCCAAACGCCCGTTCAGCCGGATAGCACAGCTCTTATATAAGGTAGGCACCAATGCTTCACAGGTCAGAACGGCATGTCATCCGTGTTGCCCTCAATCACAGAAAAGTCATCATTCCCGCCTTGCGAGTAGCCTGAGCCAGACCCGACAGACAGCGTTTTCTTCGGTCTGACCTCATAATCGCCGGAACGAATCTTGTCAACGCTGGTGAAGCGGTCAACGACCAGCTTCGTCTTGATGTTGCCATCGTTGCCCATGTACTCTTCCTCACGGAGAACCACGCCGACCAGCTTGCCACGCAGGGCCTTTTCATCGTTGTTGAACTTGTAGCCGGGATTGGACTGCTCCACAGCAGTGATGAAGCCCTTGAAGAACGGTAGCGCCTTTTCCTTGTAGCTTTTGATGGTCTTGCCGCCCCATGCCCATTCGCCCGGATTCAGCTTGCCACGCTCGACAAGGGAAGCGGTCTGCTCACGCCAGTAACCCTTGAACTCGCCCTCTGCGACTTCCCACTCGATGTTCAGACGCTCCTTTGCGGGTTCGTCCGTTGCCTTGCAGATACCGGCAACATAGCCGCCAACAGGCAGGTCACGGCGTTCGGTGGCTTCCTGTACGTCATTCCAGTTGATGTTCTTCATCTGTTACTCTCCTTTGTTATCCGGCTGAACCGGGATGTTGTAATACTCGCGGATGGTCTTGTCTACGGCAGCGAGGTCGTTCTCGATCAGTGCGTCGTTGAACATCTCAAGAGGGGTTTTTACGGTGTCCATCCCATCATTGCGAGTGCTGAACAGGTATCGCCCATCTTGCACAACGGTTTTCAGAACGATGGTGAAATACCCTTCCACGCAGACCTTCTCGTCCAGAAGCTTGCCGATGGTCTTAAACTTCTCGCCGCCGTCTCCGTCACGCTCGCTGTGACCGAAAAAGTAGACCACCACATCGTCCGGCAGTTCCTTTGCCCGCATCAGCAGAGCGTTGAAGTTGGCTGCCATGTCGGTAAACTTCTGGTATCCAGCGACCTTTGCGTTCCGCATGAACTCGCCAGTCATAAGATAGGTGGCATCGTCAATGACGATGGACTTACGCTTGGTGCTGTGGATTGCTGCGTCAATCTTGCCGTAGTCGTTGGTGATATAGGTTTTCATGTTGCTACGGAACGGCAGCGGCTTTCCAAGCACGTTGATAACCGCAACCTGTTCAGGGTCAAAGTTCCGAAGCGAAGCGGACTTACCGCTGCCGGAGTGACCGTAGACCATTACTAATACTGCCATTTTTCTTTCCTTTCTTCGGCTTCATTAGGCATCATTGTTCTTACTTTGGCTTAATACGGCTATACAAAAATCAACCAGCCATCAGTTCTGCCAACTGTGCACGGAGGTCTTTCAACTCCGCTTCCCTGTCGTCAATTTCAGACTGCAAGTCCTTAATCTCAGCCAGCCGGTCAGCTTCTTTTGCTTCTGCCATCTGCTCGTTGGTCATAAAGTACACACCGTCCTCCGGCTCGGTCACGCCACCGAATCTGTCAAGGTTAATCATCTTTGGGTCTCCCTCTCTTACGTTCTTCTTTGATTTGCAACGCACTGTGCCACTGGTCTTTGTCGATTTCGATGGTAGACCACCGGTAGTTACATACAAGGCACTTCTTGCGTCGAGTGATGCTGTCATGGTCAGACCGGCTATCAACCGTTGTGATGTTGTCACTGCCGCACATCGGGCATTTCATCGTGCATCCCTCCACTCGTTTGTGTGGTGGGGAATGTGTTTTACTTTGCGATTTTCCCGTTCGATACGTTCATTTTCAGAGCTGACCCCAATGGCACACAAGACAAGTGCTGCGGCAAGGAAGCTACACGAAAGGAAAACATATCCAAACATTGCTACTGTGCTCTGACTTTTCTGGATTGCATCGCCACATCCTACCGAAAAGATTGCTAACGCGATTCCAATCGCGCAAAGGACATTAGCTTTCAGGCTTTTCACTCTTATTACCTCCAAAACTCAGTATCCACGCCGTAGCCATCGCCACAGACGCCGCGATGATTCCACGGGCAGCTGATGCACCTACCAGAATACCGATGTGATGCACAATCCAGAAGTTCAGCAGAAATACCGCCAAAACCACTGCCAGTGCCATGCCCCACATCAGGGCGACTTCAATCAGTGCTTTCACTTTATCTCCTTTCATTTTTGCCATTGCGAGTCATGACGATACCATGCGTTGCCGTTGCTTGTCGGTGAATCGCCTTGCCTTTGCTTTTCTGCTCCTAGCTACTCAATGCCTTAGCCTATCGTTTCTATCTTTTGCCGTCGCTCTGCACTGCCTAGTTTTGCCTTTCATAGCCATAGCAACTCATATCGTGTCTACGCTCCGCTTTGCCTTTGCTTATCAAAGCTACGCCTTGCATCCATAGCCTTTGCGATTCACTACTTCTCAACGCCTTTGTTTTACGTTGCGTTTCTTCGTTGTGCCATTACATCGCATGTCAACTCCATGCCTTGCCGTTGCGACTCGCTTCTGCTCCATGCCTTGCCTTTGCGCCACGTCTCAAAGCCGTGCCATAGCCATGCTGTTATCAGCAATTCCGAACTGTGCCGTTGCGGAGCAAATCATGGCTTGTCTATGCGATTCCATTGCACTCAGTCAAGAACTTCGTAGATATAACGGCCTTTGCCAGATTTCAAGCTTTTTCGGATTAAATGAATTGAAATTCCAGTTTTTCGCACCGCTTCGTTTATGGATTTATAAATGCATCCGTTTTCTGCGTCTTTTACTGGGGTTCCGTGCGAATATGAATAGTCTTTTGGCGTATATCCGTTCCTTATCGCTTCTTTTATCCTTTTTTGCACATATTGGTCGCCTTTTGTTTCATACCAAGTTTTTATTGAACCTCTTGGGATTCCAGACTCTTTTGCCCAATCGCTACAAGATTTTGTTACGCCATCAACTGTAATTAAAATTGTCACGCGTCTATTGTTTACATTGTCTTGCCGTGTCGCCCATCGACAATTTTCGGGACAGTAATTTCCATCATTGTTAATTCGGTCTAAATCAAGCCCTTTGTTCCAGCCAGCGGATAAAGCCCATTTACAAAACGGCTCAAATATTTGCCATTCTTTGCACACTCGGATGCCTCTTGCTCCGTAGTTTTTGTAGGCGGAACATTTAGGGTTTTGCGTTCGCTGCTTCATGGATTTCCAAGCCCAATAGATTTCTATGTTCTTTTGCCGAAGTGTCATTTAACCTCCAAAACCTCATACTCAAACCGCCCCTTCGAGCTGTTTCTCCACTGGCCGATGCCACGCAGAACTCCGTAGTCCAGCCACTCACGCACGACCTTCTCGTGGGAATCGTCCAGAAGAACGATTTCGAACTCGCAGGTCGAACCAGCTGGAATCTGCTCGCTGTTGGCAAGGCTTACACGTTCACCCTGCGCCGTCTGTGCGCGGAGAGGGCGCTGACACTCGGTAATCTCGCCGTTCACATGAATGGGAATCATGCGGGGCTGAACGAAAATCAGACCATCAATGACCTTCTTGTAGGCTGTCAGCTTGCCGGATTCGTTGACCGCTTTCTTCTTGCCGGTTTCGGTCTTGCCGCCGATACGACCTAGCATACCGCAGGAATCCTTGAAGAACCCCTTAATCTGGTAGTCATACAGGATGGGTTCGCCGTTCTCGTTGCGAGGGAACACCGTCATGCCCTTGTCTGCTACTGCGTCAGCACCCAGAGCTGCAACCTCGTCCTCGATGGTATTTGCATCCGGGGACTTGCTGGCGATGAACTCGCGTGCAATGTTCTGATTGCTAGGCCAAGTGCCGAGAACGGCTTCGATGAATGTGATTCTTACTTTGATTTTTTTCATTTTTGCTCTCTCTTTCTTTCTCGATATGTTCCAGTCTTAAAGGTTCACGCTCTTTCCAGCGCTTCTGCCACAGACTGCTTTTGTTAAAGTTGCTTATTGCTTTCTTCATTGTTTGCCATCCTTCGCTTGCGTTGGATGTGCTCCAGCCGGTCTTTCTCCCGGCTGTGCCAGCGGATTTCCCGCTTGCCGTAGTACTTACCGTTCATCAGGGGCCTTCACCTTTCCCTGTGCAAGTAAAGTACTGTAATGGCCGTAGCTCATGCCGTATCGTTTTGCGGCATCGTTCATCTGTCGCACGGTATACTTTGGAGGCTCGTGCTTTTGAGGTCTCGCACGTTCTGGCTCCTGCACATCCCAAGTAATTTTGAACTCACCAGATGCTTTTAGCTCATTCAGCTCTTTTTGCTTTTTGGCTTTGTACTTTTTGGTCAAAGCCTTGTTTGCATCTGCTGCACATTCAGGGTGATACTTCTGAGACCAGACCTTCCGAACCATTGGCTTCTTGCACCAAGCGCATAAAGCCGGTTCCGGCTTAGCCTTGATTCCTTTCTTTATAAGAGCCTGCCGTTCTCTGCGAACAATGATTTTACATTCTTCACAGTATTTCTTGCACGGATTTACAAGGCCAAGAAAGACACCGCAGCGCTCACAGTATTTAATTTCCATCCACTTCACTTGCCTTTCTTAAGGCTCTTTCATTGTGTTCAGAAAAACACTGGTCAAGAAACTGGATAAACTTTGCGATTTTCTTTGCATCTTCCGGCGTACAACCATTTTCTACAAAACGTCTTGTCGCCTGTTCACGCTTGAAATCCGAGTAGGTCTTGGCCGCAGCGTCAATGGCAAACTTGGCTTCTTCTGGGTATTCAAGGTCTACCTTCAAGGTGATAATCTTCTCCATGTTCAGTCCTCCCATCCTCCGAAATCTTGCTGTTCTGCAACAGCCCTGATCTCGATTCTCGGCGTGATGCCAAGCTTCTTGAGTTGCTCATGGATGAGCTTTTCACCCTCGACCGTCCAGACCGTTGTATTTGGAATGTAAGTCTTGCCGTTAGAGCGCTGAATGGCCTTGCCCTTGCGGTTCTTGGTGTAGCCCTTACCCTGATAGGGTTTGTACAGCACCCACTGACCATCGCTGTCTTTGTACTGGACTCGCTGGCTGTAAAGCAGCTTGTTCAGCTTTTCAGCAGTCAAACCGTAGTCCTTTGCGATGCTGGTGGCTGTCCGGCAGTTGTCTGCAATACACACGGCCCTGGCAAACTCTGCATCCGGTGTCAGCTCTGCAATCCGTTTGTCCTTCTCTTCCAGCTCTTCGTGCGCTGCGATCAGCGCAGTTGCAAGGAGCTGTGAGCGGGTAAGCTGCGGTGCGTTGTAGCTTCCGGTCTTACGGATTTCAGGAAGCACATCGTTTGTGACCCATCTGCGGAACGGTGCCGCTTCTGGCTTGTCGCTGCGTAGGATGACGTGATACAAACCGCTTTCGTTGACAATCCATGTTTCCTGCATTCCACCGGGGGTCGTAATCAGGGTACGACCCTTTTCATCTTCATCCAGTCGGTCGGCGACCTTTTTAAGCTGGGTAGTATCCATGCGCAGAATTTCGCACACGTCTTTCAGAACAAACCATGCTTCGCCTTCCACATCAACTGTGCGAACCTTGTTGTTCTGATATTCAAAAACTTGAATGTTTGCCATTTTCACTTTCCTTTCTCTGCTCAATCAATTTGTTTACCGCATCTTCAACCTTTTCTTTGATACCAGTAGGTTCTCGTTTGCCGTTGAGGATGACGCTTAGGTATTCATGCGAGTACCCCATGCTCTCAGCAAGTTCTTTAATAGACAGCCCATGAACATGAAGTTTTCCAATAACATCCCCCGTCCACTCTGGACGCAAATTTTCTCTCCCCTTTCTTTGTACAAATACTTGAACAAAGACTAAAAGTGTGATAATATAATGTTGTCAACAAAGTTCAAACATTTAATCATTGCTCTTGTATTCGATTGGAATTGTGCTCAATTTCTTGAACCTGATAGCACTATTAAAGCACAATTCTTTGAACATTACAAGGGCTTATGCTCAATTTGTTGAACTTCGGCAATTTGCACAAGAACAGAAGGTTGAGTATATGTTTTTTGACAACTTCCTCGCATTATGCGATTCAAAGAATGTTGCACCGACAAAAGCCGTTATTGATGCTGGACTGCCGAAATCGTCTTGGTCTTACTGGAAAAAGAAGTATGAACAAGGCGAAGACCCAAAGCCGTCTTCCGATAACGCTTCAAGGTTAGCACAATACTTTGCTGTTACTGTGGACTACCTGCTCACTGGCGAACAAAAAGAAAATCCGTCCAAGCAGCCGCAAAGCGAAGTTGATGCAGCAGTGGAGCGGATTAGAAAAAAGCTTGAATCTATGCCGACAGCGCAACGCGAAGCGCTGATGAACCTGATCGAGAAGATGTGAGGCAAGCCCGTGTATTACTTGTTGTGCGGCTGTGCCTTTTGCTTTTGGTTTATGCAGGCATTGTTAAAAGGCAATGACCGTGTGCTATATGGCAATAGCAGAAAATATCGTTACCGTAGAAACCGAAAAAAGAAGTGGTTCTGACCCGGTAAAATAAAAAGAATCCCTTGTGCCGGGCTGGTATAGCTCTGCGCAAGGGATTCTCTGTTACTCTAGGTCTAGTGCTTGTTCCGCTGCTGGAATCTTTTCAGGATGTTCCCGCAGCCATGCAATAAATCGGTCAATTTTCGCTCTTTCTTGTTCGCTCATTGCAGCATATCCTCCCGACCAGTAAATACGAATGTTCATTTGATATGATTATACATCTTTTGGTTGTGTAGTCAATACAATTTGAACAACTTCGCAAAAATCAAACGTTTTCTGCGCATTCATTACTTTGTATCAGGGAAGCCAAAAATTGCAATGACAATGATTAAGAGCCACATTAAGTTTAAGTTACCCTTTGCTTTGTAACATTCCGTTGAGCATGGAACGAAAGGGGTTATTCGGTAAATCGTCCAGCACATCTGCTTTGACGAGAGCGTTTGTGCTGATGCTGTGCGAAACATTGTTTAGCTGCACAATGGCATCGTCCAAGTCTTTTACGGTTGCTCCACGCCGTTCCATTGACTGAAGGAAGGTTTTCACTTCTTCAAGAACAACAGGGTTTTCGGTTTTATAGAATCCGTTCGTAAAGTCCATCTTCTTCTCCTTTCACAGTTCCACAAGCTGTCCGTCAATGCGTTCGATGTTATCTGCCGGGTCGCGTCCATCGTCTAAGGCGGCTACGGCACGTTCCAGGATGCCTTTCGCTTCGAGGTAAGCATCTTTATCAGCTTCGTACCCAGAAAGGCTCAGGACAAGCTCCAGCGTCCGTCTGCGGGCGTATGGGACAATCAGAGCATCTACAGTTCGGTTCATTAGCTTTCCTCCCATGGTTCAGGTGTGTGTGGCTGCCCATCGGTAACGCTGGCGGGCATTCCGTCAATGATTGGCATACGTTCATGGTTCCAGATTACAGCTTCTCTCATTTTTGTTCCCTTCTTTTTTGGAATTTTTTGACAATACAGTTATACCACATCTCGCTGTTTCAATGGAACAGCGACTTTTTTCAATTATTGTTTCGCATTTTGAACAATATATCAGTTAAATTTCTTTTCTTTTGTATCATTTTGTCGAAAGAGGGGTATTTATGGATGATTATAGAATACGAGTGGCAAAAGCGTTAGAGATGGCAAGAGCGGAATCCGGACTTAGCCAACAGAAGCTTGCGGACAAAATGGGTGTAGGCCGGACATCCATTTTTCGTTACGAGCAAGGGACAATGACCCCAGATGCTTCTACTATCATAAAGTGGTTTGTGTGTTGCGGTGTTGCGGTCAAGCCGTACATAGACACCTGTTTGCATCCTGGATTATTGGAGAGTCTGGCTGGCAATGCCAGCACCGAGAGAAAGAGAGATACGCTGATAGAACATATCAAAGACGCCCATCCGCAAGAAATTGACCTGCTGTGCTATCTAATCTATGGCAATCACGGCTCAGATTACCTTGCCGTTCTGTGCGAAATGGTAGCCAACCTTCACACGACTTTGCGTGATCGTGTGTCCGTCTGCCGCACCGTCACAGGTCATTATGAAATGGCACAGGCCACCAAAACCGACCCAGACCCAGACGGAACACAACCCAATATGCAGATTTTATATCAGGCACAGGACTGTGGAGAAGCTGCTGCCATGAAACGAAACGATTCTTATACCATCAACGAAGAAAACATTTTGCGCTGATTGTCGAATTATCGCATTTTTTGAAGAACATTTTGTCCACGTTCATCCACTTTTTGTACACCTATCGGGCAAATCCACCTTGTCATTCCGTCCCCCATAGGCTGTAAATCGACAACATTCGAGCGGAATAAATAACGAGTTATCGTTAATCTATTGCCTGCGATTGGTCGGCTTGTCAATCTGTCCCCCATCGTGCAGATTAGGTATACCTTTCCATCCACTTCTTGTACACCTATCCACAATCCGTCCACGTTTAATGCGGCTAACGATGTGTGTCCTTTCTCAGGCTATAGTCTTATTTAGCAAATGCAGAGTTCAGCTATCCACAAACCGGAATGGAAAAATAAAGAAATTGTTGAAAATTAGCGTCATCGACTATTTAACGATGATATTTAACCTCTTGTTTATTTCTTGTTTAATATATAATATGTAGATGGGGGACGAAATGACAAAGCATGGGGGACGTTTTGACAAGTCACGGGGGACAAAATGACGAGGACATGGGGGACAAAAAGACAAGTCGTGGGGGACGAAAACGGTTGACGCGTCCCCCTACTTGTGATATACTGTTTTTAGACCATTAAAGGAAGTGAGCAGATGCCAAAAATATCAGACAACAACCTTGTCGAGAAAAGCAAATCCCTTGTTTGGGCGAAGTTCAGGGACTACACCGCAGGAGAACTTCGGCTGTTGGAGGTTTACCTGTCAAGAATAAATCCGAGAGACCCAAATAGCAGCCGTGTGGAGTTCACTTTGGCGGAATATAGAGAGCTTCTTGGACTGAAAAGCCTTGATGCAAGAAGGATTGAGCCGCAGATTAAGCACTTTTTAGGCAATACGGTTTCGATTCCTATCGACAAGGAGAAAGGAACATTTGAAAGTTTTGTCCTATTCACGAGGGCAAAACTGGATTATGTACCAGAAACAAGGTCTTACGTCGTGGCAATTACCTGCAACCCAGACCTTCGCCCTATCTTTTTCGACATTGCCGAAAGCGGATATGTTCGGTATCGGCTGCGTTACACGTCACGAATGAAGTCACAGTACAGCATCTTGCTTTACTCGATTCTTCGGGACTGGTTGAATATGGACAATAAGCCGCATGAAATCAGCCTGAAGAAGCTGAGAGAACAGCTCGGTGCGATGGAAGCCAGTTATGACGTTTACAAGAACCTTCGCAAGCGAGTGCTTGACGTTGCGGTGGACGAAATCAATGCCGTGTCTGACATTGTTGTGACCTACGAACCAGTCCTTATGGCACGAAAGGCTGTGGCAGTCAAGTTTAAGCCAAAAATTAAAGCGTCTGAGAAGCTGATTGAAGCACAGGCAAGTGAAGTGTTGACAGAGCCTCAAAAAGCCGCCAAAAAGCCCCGCAGAAGCGGATACGAGGATTTTGACTGGTCTGTGTGTGACGAACTAGAAAAGCAGGACTGCATTGACGTAGCGAAGGTAGTTGAGAAATGGATGAAGAAAGAGCATCCAGAAATCAAGCTGCCGAGACGCAGAGAAGCGGTTTACGACACGGTGAAGGCAGCGTATAAGGACATCTTGTCTTTAAGCAGAACGCCATTCCCCGACAGACCTGTTGGCTATTTGATTAGAAGCGTAGACAAAGCAGGTGTCGTAGACAAGTATATGCCAGCGTTCTATTTCATTGAAGCGCTTAACAGCAAATAAAGAAAGAGTGATAAAATGGCAAAAATTATAGCTGTCGCCAACCAGAAGGGCGGCACAGGAAAGACCACAACAAGCACCTGTCTGGCTGGTGCGTTGCAGCTGCTTGGAAAGAAAGTCCTGCTGGTGGACTGCGATGCCCAGTGCAACGCAACGGACACCTACGGCGCACAGACAGAGGACGTATGCACCCTGTTTGATGTGATGACCCGGCAAGGCACAGTAGAGGAAGGAATCCAGCACTGTGAAGCTGGTGACATTCTTCCGTCCGACAACGCATTGAAGGACATTGACGAGCAGCTTGTCCGGGACATGGGCAAGAACTTCCGGCTGCGGGAAGCCCTTGAAAGCGTGTCCGAGCAGTACGATTACATTGTGCTGGACACTCCCCCGCAGCTTGGTCTTGCGCTTGTGAACGCTCTGATCGCAGCCAACAGCATCATCGTGCCCATCACAGCAGACCGATATGCACTGGCTGGTTTGAGTCAGCTTTCGCAGACCATCGGCGATGTTCGCAGATATTTCAATCCGAATTTGAAGATTGAAGGTCTGCTTTTGAACCAGTACAAGAGCCGTGAGAACCTGTCCAAAGAGGTTGTGGAGCAGCTTCCTGTGATTGCACAGAATATGGGAACAACCCTGCTGGACGTGAAGATTAGACCGTCTATGGGTGTCCGTAAGGCGCAGGCAGAGCGTCACAGCCTGTTTAGCGGTGACACGGCAAAGAGTACTAGCGCAGAGGATTTCAAGGCGTTGGCGCAGCATATTGTTGGGGGTGAAGGCTGATGAAGTCAACCAGCAAAAAATCCACGGGTTTGCTTGGCGGGTTTGATTTTCAGCCTATTTTTTCGGAACAGCCATTAAGCCGAAGTGAGCCAAAGGAAGAAGAAGTAAGCCAAGCAAAGCCGAACGAAGCCGAACAAGCACCGATTAAGCCCAGTGAAGCCACAGACAGCCTTACACAGCCTAATGAAGCACAGTTAAGCAGTATTAAGCCGAAGCGAGCCAAAGACAGCGAAACACAGCCGAACAAGGCCGTAGTAAGCGAAAGTAAGCCAAAGAAACTGAAACAGGCGAAAGAAGTTCAACGTCTTATCGAACAAGGCGATGTTCCCAGCGCACTAGTAGAAGCTGGCTTGACAAAGAAAAAAATCCCGATGCCGGAATCGCATCAGGGCGTTGCAAGCGGTGATGGCAAGCGTTCAAAGCGCATTACCATTCTTATGAGCGAGGAAGAGCGCAAGTACATCAACCGTGAAGCGCGGCGGCACGGAATGACGATTGGACAGTTCGTGTACGCTCTGGCGGTTGCAGCGGCAGAAGGAAAGATTGAATTGGAAGATTTTCTCGAAGATTGAACCAAAAATAAAAAACACGCATTTTCTAACGAATTGACGTTGAAATGCGTGTAGTTTTCGTGCTATTGACATTCATGCTAGCAAGTGTTATACTATTATTGCTAGCCAACAAAGGAGGGATTGAGTTGGCTAAAAGTAGCGCAGAGTATTATCGAAAGCGTCGTGAAACCATCGGTCAGTTCAGTGTTCCAATTCCGAGAGAGAAGCTCGATGCTTTAACGGCAAAGTTAAAGGAACAAGGGAAAACAAAGACCAAATGGCTTAACGAGATGATAGATAAAGAACTTGAGCAATAAAAAATCCCCTAAACTGTTCGTAACTTGGCGGTCTCAGACAGTTTAAGGGATTACGCTCCATACAACTATGGATGATAAATCCATTATATCATCTTCATGGTTGTATTACAAACAATATTTTGTGGTAAAGCCAATGAACATTCCAGCAACGAAAGAAGAGATTCTAGAAAATTTCAAGCAAAACAGCAACGGCCGTCCGCTCAACAAGGATGATTATGAGATTGCAGAAGCATTATCTCGAATCACTTACAAGGCGTATGAGGTCGGCATGGAAGATGCCAAACAGTTAAATATGGAGGATATGATGGATAACAAGAGATGTAACGCACTCCACGTTTTTAAGAGTAAGGCCTTTGGTCAGCTTCGCACAATTGAAGAAGATGGTAAGATTCTTTTCTGTGCTTCTGACGTGGCAAAGGCTTTGGGATATAGCAATCCGAGAGATGCAATTTCCCGCCATTGCAGGGGTGTCGTGAAACGCGACGCCCCTACACAGGGAGGAGTCCAAGCAATCGCTTTCATCCCAGAAGGTGACGTATATCGTCTTATCACCCACAGCAAATTGCCCGGTGCAGAAAAGTTCGAGAGTTGGGTGTTCGATGATGTTCTGCCGTCTCTCCGCAAGGATGGCTATTACAGCCTTGCACCGCAGGAGAACAAGCCTGATGCACGGGACAATGCAATCCTGCAAGTGCTGATGAAGAACACGGAAGTCCTGCAAGCCATCGTTCAGCAGAACCAGCAGATTATGATTGCACTTACCAACCTGTCTGTCAACGATGCAAAGCGCACGATGGAGATTCAGCCTTACACTTCCCATCAGGGGCAGAAGGGTGACGGCAAACGTAGCAAGCGAATCACAATTCTTATGAGCGACAGCGAGCGGACGTTCGTTACGAGAGAAGCACGCAAGCACGGATTTACGGCAGGGGAGTACATCTACAACCTGTCCGTTGCAGCATCGAAAGACCAGATTGACTTAGGATAACTCCGAAAAAAGCTAGAGGATAGAACAGGCAGCTATCACTCATCGTTAGGAGATGTGGGAATTGTCGCCCCACCTAGCTTTTTCAATAGTAAACCCCTGTGCGGTCATTACGACTACACAGGGGTTCTTCTTTACTTATCAGCAATGCAATCCCAGTAAAGATACGCCTTGCCGTCTGCGGCATCCGCGTCCTCAAGGAACGCCTTTGCCATGTCAGCGTAGAAGCCCGGAGTGTCAACGGACTGACGCTTTGCGACCTGACAATAATCCGAGTACATCATGTTCATAACAGCCCAGAAATCGTTCGGGTCACAGTTGATGTTGCGCTGTTTTGCAACGTCCTGCGTCTGTTCCAGCGTCCAGTGACAGCCCTTCGTGCCGTCAGCGTTTACCATGCTGTCGCACCATTCCTCTGCTTCATCGTGAGTGAGGTGCTGGCGTGGCATCTTGATGGAGCGGCTGTCCGCACCGCCATGCTCATACTGCCCAGACCGCTTGTCCCAGTCTCCGTTTTGCGAGAAGCCAATCTGCGGCATCTTGCGCTCGTACTCTACGTCAGGGTAGCGGGGGATAGGGTAGGGGTCAATGTAGCGGTTTTCCTCCTGCGGATAGTAAGGATAGCGGTCGCTGCCATCTTCCAGCTTACGCAGACGGCGTTCCAGCTCACGTTCCCTGCGGTCACGCTCTTCCTCAAGGCGGTCACGTTCCGGCTCACGGTCTTTGTCGTGGTCGCGGAGCATCATCATGCGGCGAAAATTAGTCTTGCCCATAATCTATACCTCCTCAAGAAATGGACGCAGGCGCACCGGCGTGGGAGCGGCAGAAGCAGCCAAGATACTTAAACGTGCCGGTGCCGGTTGCAGACGTTGCCACACGGGTAGCGTAGCGGGTGCGGGTGTGGATGCTCTCGGCGGTTGCCTGAGCGCAGTTGCAATCGGTCAGAGGGTACGCGGTCGTGCCTGCACCTATGGTAATGACCACAGGGGCGTTGATGGTAGTCGTGTCCGGCAAGCTCTGAGCAACCACGATACAATACTTCTCTCCGTTCTGGTATGCGCCAGCAGGGATATTGATGGTCAGCGTGTCGTTGGCAAACGTGACCGCCTGACTGATGACCAAGTGCGGGCAGAGTTTGCAGCTTGTTTTGCAAGCCATAATGTTTTCCTCCTAAAAAATCAGGGGCAGAGGTGTCTTACCCCTGCCCCGATGGTTCACCCGGTGTTATCGGGGAGTGTGTAGGTTAGCAGCAGCCGCAGCAGTTCACGCCCACGTTGGGGTTTGCCACCTGATAAGCGGGAATCGGACGAGGATTGACCCGGTTCAGGATGGTATCGGTCTGCTGGGACATCACAGTGGTCAGAAGCGCATTCTGACGATCCTGAGAAGCAGCGAACTTCAGGTTCTGGTTCTCAGCGGTCAGAGTGGCAATCTTATCCTGCGTGAAGTAGTCCATCATGCTGCGGAAATTGGCGTTGCAGTTGTCCACGATGGCACGGGCGTTGTCTGCGATAGCCTGACGGGTAGCGCAGTCCTGCTGTGCAATGGTGTACTTCAGGTCGCCGATGAGCTGCTTGTTCTCGCAGCAGCAAGATGCAAGCTGCGTGGAAAGTGCGGTCTGACCCGCCTGCCGTGCGTTGCCCTCCTGCATGATGGCGAGGCTGATGGCGTTGTCGCCGTTGGACACGCTGCGTTCCAGACCGTTCACGAGCTGTGCGTTCTGGTAGCCGAGCTGACAGATGGCGCTGTTCACGCCCGCAAAGCCGTTTGCGATGTTGGCGTTGACTCCGTTTATCTGCGCCAGCTGGTCATAGCCCAGAGAGCAGATACCGCTCTGAATGCCAGCCAGAGAACGGGAAGTGTCCTGCTGGTAGAAGCCTTCAGACAGAGCCGCACGAGTATCTGCGCCACCCTGACCAGTTGCGCCAGTGCCGACCAGATAGGGGATGTAGCTGTTCATGCCGTTGTCACCACCGTTTCGACCGTAGCCGTTTGTACCCCAGCCGAAGATGATGGCGAGGATGATAACCGCCCACAGACCTTCGTTGCCGAAAAATCCGCCGTTGTTATTGCCACCGTCCTGCCCAGCCAGATAACCAGTTGCAAAATCGTCCATAACAAAACTCCTTTCAGTTTTGCGTTATGCCATCCCACCGCCGTGTGCGGTGGGCGAAGCCAAACAAAAGCGGTTTTTATCAAGTCCGCAAAACTGAGAAGCGTTTCGCTTAGAGGGATGCTTTACCGGGGCAGCGTCAGGTTCAGAGCGCTTGCCAGCTGATTCAGGTCGATGCCACGCTCTTTGGCGAGGTTCTGCGCCATCGTTCGGAGCTGCGTTTCGTTTTTGCCCTGAATCAGGTTCAAGCCTTGCATGATGGGTGCGTTCTGCCCGCTCAACTGCTGGATAAGCCCCATCGGGTTCTGTCCGGCACGGGCAAGGTTCGCAAGCTGCATGATGGGGCTGTGCGTAATCACATCAAACGGAGAGGACATTGTTATTCTCCTTTCTTTGCAGCGGCAGTGGGCTTGGAAAAGCTCTTTTGCCACTTTTCCAGTTCATCCAGCCTGTGGACGAGGGCGTTATACTCTTCAATGGGCACATACTGCTGTGTCGGTGCAGCGGTCTGCTGCGCCTGTTGCGCCTGTATCTGCCGCCACGCTTCCGGGCTGTAAAACTCCTGTACATAGGATTCGCAGGTGTCCGGGTTGAGCCGCTTGCAGTAGATCACACCGCTGCGCAGGTCAGGGCAATAGGTCGGTCTGCCGTACAGGTCAGACGGTATCGCCAAAAACTCCTCCCTGCTGGAAACAGGTCTGCCCAGCAGCCAACCACCGTCTTGTGCCGACTGCTGAACGGGCTGTTGCCCATTCATCGGCTGCGGACGCTGCGGTTGTGCCTGTTGCATCTGTGCGTTTGGCAGGGAAGTGGCAAGTCCTACCGTGCCCATACCGCCGTAAGGATTGACAGGCTGCTGCGGAACGTAAGGTGCTCCGGGTGTCGGATAATAGCTCATAATACATCCCTCCTTGTGCTCTTAGTGTACCGCATCAGCAAAAAGCGAAAGACAACGAAGGTATAACGAAGGACAAAAAAAGAAAAGCGCCCACGCGGAAAAATCCGCATGAGCGCTTAACTGTAAAGATGCACACATTGAAGTGCAATGCTAAAATATCACATCATCCAATATATGGCAATGCTTTTGACAAAACTAGTGCGAATAAAACAAAATCCACCAGCCTAAAGCTGATGGATTATAAGTGAGCGAGTAATCGCCCCGCCACCGAAGTGGCAAAATTGCGTCTCCCGCATGGTACGCACTATAAGTAGGCGAGCGGGAGACTGGTCGGCGCCTATCTGGCAACCGCTTTTTTCATTCCCAGATAAAGCACGGGGCTAGCTGGCAAATATCCACCCTAATGCGCTTCTTCGAGAGGCCGGGTGGATTTGTTAAGTATATTATACCACAATTCGTGCAAAAAGAAAAGCGGCAAGCTCTGGAATAGCCTGCCGCTTTGTTGCGTTTGTAGAATCAGCCTTAAACATGCGTCCTACATACACTCAGCTCGTAAAAATATTATATCACACATTTAACATTTTTTCAATGCCTTTCAGCCGGTAGCCTACCGCCGTCCGGCTGTAATGTGTCTGTGCTGCAATGTCCGGCAGCGGGAGCCGCTCAACGTACCGCAGTAAGGCTATCTTACGGTCTACCCTCCCAAGCGGTGCGTTTTTGATGGCGGCGGTCATCTGCTGTCGGTCAAGTCCTTGCAGCGCAGCGGGCAGCACCACACGAGCCGCCGCCACAGGTAGCACCGAGCCAGAAGGGCTGCGGGAGCTGTCCGGCGTTGCGCGCTCGAGCGGTCACGGCGCGGCAATGTCCTATTTTGCCGCCGTTGGCAAAATGGTCACGCGCTGCGGGCCACAAAATCGGGTACGCACGCTGATCATAATAATAGCGTGGCGTTTGCTCGTATGTAGTGCTTGCCATAATAATCTCCTTACTGCTTTTCCAGCGCCGCTCGGGCGCGGTCAAAGAAAAACTGGATGACCGCGCCGATGGTCTCATCGGTGATGGCCCAGCTGATGAGCCTGCCGTATTTGCTGGCGCTCAGGGCGGCGCGAAGCATCTTGACGACCCACGCCTTGCGCTCTGCGCCACGTTTCGTCCCCTGAATCTCCTGCTCTGCCCGCTCGATGAGGTCCAGCACCAGCGGCTTTACCGCTGCGCCATAGCCCAACCGGATGCAGCCCAGGGCGTAAAAGATAAAGCCGCCCAGCATCAGCACTGCCGCCACCGGGGCAGGGATAAGGTCAAAAAGCTTAGTTGCCAGTGCTTCCATGATTGGTCACTCCTTTTAACAGATAGTTGTCAATGTCGGTGCGGCTCTTCTGCATTCCCTCGCGGTTGTTGCCGGAGAGTTGGGCATCCAGCAGATTGCGCACCCCGTCGAGGGTCAGACGACTCACCTCGTCGATTTCGTCAAAGCGGCGCAGGTCGCGGGCAAGGGCCTGCGTGTGTTGGAACTGGACCTGCTCCAAGGTGCCGATGCGCTTGTCCATCTCATCCAGCCGCTTGTTCTGCACGTTGTCAGGCTCCTGCGCCTTTTTGATGTACTTGTGGATGATTTCCAGTACCTTGTCAATGGTGATGGCCGCAGCACACAAGCTGCCAAGGATGCCCAGCACCCACAGCAAAGCTTCTTTTTCGCTCATGCGCCCTCCCGGAGACGGGTCAGACCCTTCTTCTCGATGATACGGGGGTAGTTGAGGGTAGTGACGTTGAGGTCCACGTTGCCCGTGATGCCCGGCACGCTGCCCTTGCTGGTGTGTTGGTGGGCGCTGTAGTTAAACGTCACGTTGGGGGCCTCGCCGGTGTAGTCGGCCAGCCACACGTCCCACCGAGAGGACAGCCGAGCCATGTCCAGCTCATACTTGTAACCGGTGTAGGTGTACAGTTGGGCGTAAAAGCCCATCTTCTCCACCTGTTCCAGCGCGTAGGCGACAAGGTTGGACAGGTCAAGCGTGGACAGCTGCTTGAGCTTGTTCTCCTCTACGTCCACGCAGACGGGGAGAGAAAATTCCTTGCCGTACACCGCCTGCCGCAGCAGGGCCAGCTCTGCGTCGGCCATGGCCTCGCTGGTGGCATAGGTGTAGTAGTAGATGCCAACGTCCAGCCCGGCAGCCCGGGCGTTGCGGTAGTTGGTCTCAAAGGTCGGGTCGATATACAGGCCGTCTTCCCGCTTGGAGAGCTTGTAGTTGGTGGATACCGTCTTGAGCATCGCTCCCTTGTAGCCCGCCGCTGCCACCTGCGCCCAGTCGATAAGGCCCTGCCACCGGCTCACGTCGATGTACCGGTAGGGCGGGCCGCCCTCCCAGCCGGTGACAGCCTCTACCTCGGGGGCTTGGGGCGCAGGCTCAGGTTCGCCCATGTCCGGTTCGTCCCCCGGGCCAAAGATGGCCCGCACCAGCTTTTCCAGCAGCTCAAGAAGTTTACTCATCGTAGTCCTCCCCCGTGATCTCCTTGTACCGCTCTGCGGTGATCTCCCCCTCGGCCACCCGCTTGGCCAGCTCCGCTTTGACTCCGGCATGGCGGCGTGCGGGCATCTCTGCCCATTCCTTGGTGCCGGCGACCAACCGGTTTGCCCAAATTTTATCCATATGCTACCTCCTTACTTGTTGTTGATAGCGGCGTCCAGCTCGCA